GTCGTACTTGGGTCCTTGTCAAATGCCCCAAACACCCGCTCATACAGATTGATCAGCTTCGGCTTGCCCTCCGTCTCCATCGCATAATAGCGGCAGGCGCTGTTTGCATAATGCCGCAGAATCCAATTTAGATCTTCCTTCTCAAACCCGTTCACGCCCTTGCGGTGCTGGGCATTGCCAAAGAATCGGTGCCGCGTCTTCAGCCGTACCGCGCCGCTGAGCATTTCCTCTGCCTCCTTGACCGTCTGCCCCGTGTTCTCTGCCAGCTTGTTCACCATCGCGTAATAATCCATATCGCCCATAATCGGGGCGTACTGCCGTTCGTCAAGCCCCGCCTGCGTCCAGTCAAACGTTTTTGGCGCAATCCGCAGCACCTCGCCATCCGCAAGCGCATTCTCTTTCTGCCACGCCTTCGCAAACGTCACCGCCTCCCGCTCCGTCCGGCCGCTGCCAATGGTGCGAAGGATCTTGCCGCTCGCGTCCGTCACCCGCACCATATATTCATGGAAGAAATGCGGGATATAGCCCGTCAGCTCGTGCAGGGCAGGGCGTCCTTCCCGCACCTTCACCGTATAGGTGCCGGCCGCGTTTTTCGTTGCCTCGAGAATCTGCATCGCCTCATCTGCCTGCATGCCCTTAAGCGCTTCCGGCGTCACATCCTCAAACGTGTTTTCGCGGTTTGCATATTCCCGATAAGTCACCGAGAACTTGCCTGCCGCGTCCGCGTCCTGCCGCAGAATGCGCACAAATTTATTCGCCTTGAGGTCGTCAACCTGCGCCTGTGTGAACCCGTTCCTTGTATGCACCGAAGGGCGCCGGTGTGCCTCGTTCGCCATGTTATACAACTCTTTCAGCGTCTCACGAACGCCAAGATAGGCATCGGCTACGTTTTCCTTCACCCCGTCGGCCAGCAGTTCCGCTTTTGTATATTCCTTCTGCTCCGCGTCGCCGGCAAGCAGCACCGCCCGCAAATCCTCGTAATCCTCTTTCTTCTTGGCAAGGCGCATCGCCGTATCAAGTTTTTTATTGAAATACGTCCGCCGCTCCGTCAATAGGTTATATGCGCGGTCGCCGATGTTGAAGAACGCGCGGAACAGCTGATACTTCTCCGCCACCCTTGACGGCGAAGAAAACAAGTAGTCTAAGAGCGTCATATTGCGTTCACGGTTCGTCTGCCGCTCCTCCGTGATGATCCTATCCGCCTTCAGCCCCAACAGACGGCCGAATCGTTCCGCGATGCGGTCGAGAAACGAGCGGTTAACCCTTTGATTCTCCTCAAAATTCACCGAGAATTTTACCTTGTTTTCGCCAGAATCCCCGCTTTTCGCAGAATTGTTCTCTATTATCACAGAATATTTTTCAGGATATTCATTTTTTAGCTTGACAAGGTCGGCATCTGTTTTTATACTGGTGTCAAAGGCACGCAGTTTAAGTGCAGGATTTCCGTTGGGGGATCGGTATCCGACCGGTCCGAGTCCCGTAGGCCCTGCTACTGTCTGTGCCTTTTTTCTATGCATATAAAGCAGATTCCCGTTTTTAATCTGATTCGAGAACCACCCCATACGCTCTTTACCGAAAACCGTATTGACGATATTGATAATACCGTACTTCTCGTCTTTCCTTTCAATTTCCACCGTTGACAGGACCGGATTTCCGTTCCTGTCTTTTGTTTCTAAATTAAAGACATAGCTGTTCGGTTTATTGCCCCTGAAGATCATCACCGGGTCAGCCATAGCCTTCGGCAGATCCTTCAAGATGCTGATGTCCATGCCGTGATGCTTGCGGGCAAGTGCATGTGCAAAGAAACTGCCGTATACCTGCAGCTTCATCTCACCTGCACCGAGCATGTGCAATACAAGCGGCATATCCATAAGGTCGTAAAGATGACCGTTGTAACGCTTCTTCCACTTGAGCTTGTTCGCCTTATCGTAGCGGTCGCACAGCTCATTCCACTCGGCATTATCCGCCTCCAGTTTCTCCGCGGCAGCATCGCCGTTCGTCATGCTGAAGCGTGCCCGTGCCTGCAGGTTGAGTGCCGGCAGCTCCGCGCCTGTCGCCGTGCGGACATACGTGCCGCGCACGCGGAACAGCGGCAGGCCATCCGCGCCCTTCATGTCGCGCATCACCGCCGAAAAGGCCCGCGCCATCGCCGCCGTCTGTTTTTCGCTCAGCCGGTCGTTCGCCCGGCGGAAATGCTCAACGAAACGGTCGATCATGCGGCGCATCCACGCCGCGGCTCGGGCGGCAAGAGAGCGGTTCTCGATCGCCATAGCCTTAAAAAGCCCCGCGCGCTCGCTGGCGTCCTGCATCTTGTCGGCCAGCATCTCTTCGATGACATCCGCATCCGAAAGATCGTACCGGCCGAGCTTTCTCCGATACCCGTTGATCTGCTCTGGCGTAATGCGCTGCGCCTCCTGCACATGTGCGGCGATGGCGTCATACAGGGCCGGGTTGTGTGCACGCATATAGTGAAAGGACTCATGCCAAAACACTTTAGGTAAGCTCATGCCCGCCCTTCGGTTCAGGAACGTCACCCCGTCCGCATGAAACCCGTTTAGCCCCTTCGCTCCGTCCACCCAGACAACCGGCGTCCCCATCCGGTCGCCGAGTGCCGCGATGTTTTTCTGCTGCTTCGTCAGCGCCTCATTGAGAACAGGCGCGGCTTCCATAATCATTTTATGCAGCTTTGCCGCGTCGCCGCGCAGAGAAGCTTTCCCGTTGCGGTTTATCTCATGCAGGATAGCAAAGACCGTTGCAGAGAAATTCTTTTTATCACGGTTCGTCGGGAAGGTATAGACTCCGTCCTTGACTGTGCCGTTATTGTTCTTCATGTGCACGAGCACCTGCTGATACTGTGCATCAGACAGACTATCCGCCAGCTCGGGATTCTTGCGCAGAATATCCTTCAGTGTGGTCGAATATTCGCCGAGTTCATCAGCCTTCTTCTTTTTAGGGATGGATTCATTCTTGCGCCCCTCTGTATTCTGTGATATACTGTTCTTAATAGGACTTGTACTTTTTCTAAAGGCGCTCTGGGACGCAACACCACCATTATTGTTGCCATCCTGAATCAACGTGCCGTTGGTGGTATCGGCAGACGGGGTAGCGCTACCGTCGAAAAGTACAAGTCCTTTTATATTGTCTCGATGAGGCATAGCAGAGACGATGTTATAGTAGTTGCCTTCCCCTTGCTCAATCTCCAAATCAACTGGAATAAAGCCTTTTGCTTCGTCGCCCTTGCAATAAACAGCAAAGCGATTCGGGCGTTTCTCTGTCTGCTGACTGTAGACCTGATTGAAGTTCTGAAGGGTATGGTTGATAAAATCCATCACCGTATAGCCCTTCATTGCCATTTGCCCGCCATGCTTTACCGCAAGGTGAATATAACCCGAACCGATATTGCCAGCTTTCAAACGAACAGGCGCGGCTTTAACCTTGCCGCCCGTTGCCTTCTCAATCGCTTCGGGAATTTCACCGAAGTTTTTGCTCCCGTTCGGACGAAGGATAAACTCATTCGGCTTCGCGTCAAAGACATCTCTGCCCGATTCCGTACGATACCCCGCGGGCAGAGCGTACTCTTTCTTCTCCTCCTCAGTGATTTCGCGCACCGTCTCCGTATGGTCTTTTTTTATGCCCTCTGTGCTCTCTGTGTCCGCCTCTGCGCGGGTTTCCTGCACGGTGCGGTTATTTACCCCCTCTGCCGCATTCTCGTCGCTGAGGTCAGCCGAGAACTTGGCACCGCGCTCTTCCGCATGGCGTTCTGTCTGTGCATGGCGTCCTTCGGTCTCTTCCGTATGGTGTTCGCCTTCACTGCGCGCGCCTGTCTCTCGGCCTTCGTTTTCCTGTGCAGGGTGTCCCTCGGTACGCGCGGTTTGCTCTCCGGTACGTTCACCCGCAGACTCTCTGCGCAGTTCCTCCGTCCTGCTTTCGGTACGTTTCTCCGTAGGATGCTCCGTTTGTTTACCTGTATGGCGTTCAGATTGCGCATCTGCAGGCTTTCCGGCAGGTTCGCCGCTGGTACGTGCTTCCGTCTTCGCTGCAGGGCGTACCGTCTGCCCTGCCGTATTCTCAGCGTTTGCCGTTACCCCCGCCGCACGAAGCATCTTCTGCGCCTCGCGAATTGCCTTCTTCGCCTCGCCCGCCTGCAGAACGCGGCGCAGCGGGGCCGGGAGCTCCACCCCGTAAGCCTGCGCTGTATCGAGGATCGCCCTCCCCTGCCTGCGTCTGCCGTCACGTGAACGCGCTTCGGTGGCTAAGGCGGTCAGCACTGTTGGGTTCACCGTCGGCAGAGGCGCGCCGGCATCCTGCGCGGACGCGGGGGTGTCTGCCGCCCGCACCTGCTCTGTGCCCTGCCACCTATCCGCCGGTTGCAGGTGCGGCGTGTTTGCCTGCTGGGCATCTGCCGCCATCGCCTGCATACTGCGCGGACGTACCTTATCGCTCTCCTGCGGCTCTGCCCCTTCGTCTCGCCCGCTGCCAACAGTGCGGGTAAATGCCGCATGCTCGGGAGTCAGTTTTGCCCCCTCGGTGTTCAGCGCCCCGCTCGGCTGTTCATTTCTTTCCAGCGAAGGCGTGCCGCTCGTCGCCGCGGGTGTCTCTCTTATCGCCGCAAAGGCGTTATCGATGTGCGCGGGCGCCTGTTCCTCTGCCGGGGCGGCGTTCCCTGTGTGCGCGGGCGCCTGCTCGGCTGCCGGGGTGCGGGTCTCCTCTGCAGGGGACAGCCTCGCTTCCTGTATGCCCGTCTGCGGGGCGTTTCGCTCCGCTTGAGGGGCATTTCGCTCCGCCTCAAGCGTCATAGCCGCAGGAGAAGCCACAGGCGAAGAAGTGACATCGCCGCCGTCCGGCCGTGCGGCACGCTGCAGCGCTGCCGTCTGCCCTGCCTGTGGAATGTTGCCCGTGATGTGCGGCGTCGCCGCGGGGCGCGGGTAAATACGGCGTGCGGTATGCGGTGCCTCCGGCACTGCGTCCTGCGGCTTTGCGCCTTCGCGCATCAGCTGAAGTGCGTACGCCTGCACCTCGTTGGGGAACTGGCGCGCCAGCTGCTCACGGTTCTCCCGCGTGTTCATGAACTCGCCCTTCGCGTTCGTCATGCTGTCCAGCGCCATAATCAGCTGCTGATTCGTCGTTGCACTGCCGACATCGTTGTAAAATGCGCTGAAAAACTGCTTCGGTACGCCGCTCGCCTGCTGCTTGCCGTCACCCTCGTCCAGCATCTTCGCGATTTGCGCCGCGGAAATTCCCTGCGTCGCGTCTGCGTTCGCGTTTGCGCCTTGCTTTCCTGCCGCCTTGCCGCTGTTGTACGCCTCATACCAGCGCGTACCCGTGCGGTCGCTCGTGCCTTGCTCGGTGGACATATACGCGTTGCCCTTGCCAAAGGAAAGGTCAAAATGCGTGTCCTTTTCCAGCGCCGCACCAATGCCGAGCTCTTCGCAAATGTCCAGGAAAACCTTGGTGTCAACGCCCGTGTTGTCGATATCCGCTTTCCAGCCCGCGGCATGCCCCCATTCCGATGCGTTTGACGGATGAGACCCGCCGGCCAGGCTGTTTAAGAGCAGCTTCTTACCCGTGCGCTTGAAGTATTCGCTGGCCAGTGCATTCACGCCCGCGATGGTCTCCGGATGCACCTTGCCCATATTGTCGTAATTGCTCTGCGAAAATGCCGAGGACGCCCCAACATAGCGCCCGTCAAAGCCATCCCATGCATCCGAGCCGCTCGCTATGTAGCCAACGCCGCCGGCGTTTTCCGTCGTGCCGGCGTTTTCCGCGCCGCCGCTGACCGGTTTCGCCTCTGCCGCAGCCGTATAGCCCTCCTTCTCCAGAGAACTCATGTGCCGCTTGACCGCCTGCGTGTATGAACCGAGGTCTGCACCGAAATACCCTTCGTTCTTCAGCTTCGACGTGAACGCGTCCACATCGCTGCCTGAATCCTTGATGGTGTCGCCCCACCACTTGAAATAATGATCAACAAAATCTTCCGGCGATGAGAACCGCGCGTACTGCATGTTTCCGTCCGGCTGCGGCATTCCCGTGTTCTCCGTCGTCGTCAGCCCGCCGTAATTGTTCGCCGAACGCGCCAGGTCGCTGTCAAAATTCGCGCTCTCATGCGACAGCTGCGCCAAGACAAGCCGCGGGTCGACATTGTATTTTTTCGCATACGGCAAAATAGCATTCCACAGGCGTTCTTTCGCATTTGTCGCGTCCGAAGCCGCCCCGCTGGCGGCCCCCTGCACTGCGACTGCCTGCCCCGTCGCGCCGCTGCCGCCCGCGCCTCCGCTCGCTTTCGCCGAAGGCTCCTGCATTTCTGGAATATCCAGGTTGGTATCTGCCGGCCGTGCCTGCAGCCCCGCCAGTGCCTGCGCCAGTGCCTCCCGCTGTGCGCCCTCGACGGCGGCATTCGTCGCCGCGATCTGGCTGGCGATGAGTCCATTCGCCACAGGGTCCGCCGTACTGCCCGGCGTTACCGCGCCGCCGCTTTCCTCCGCGGCAGGCGTCAGCGCGCTCGTATTGCGCGCGGCGTTGCGCGCAATGCCGCCCAAGCCAAACAGCCCGCCGCCAAGCGCCGCCGAAGCCGCCGCAGCCGCCTCCTCCTCCGTTGGATTAAGCCACGTCCCATAGGGCTTGTTGGTGTATTTGTCCTGAATGATCTGTTGGTTCAGCTCATCGTAATACTCTCCTGCCCCGCCGAGCCCGACACTCGCCAGCTCCTTGCCCGCGCGGGAAAGCAAGCCGCCGCCCTTCAGCAGACGCCCAACGCCGCCATCTAACAGAACGCCGTCCATGATGCCCGTGGCGATGTCCTGCGGGAACTCCTCCCACGCCATGGCGCGCATCTGTGCGGCGATCTCGTTCGGGCTATAGCCTTGGTCGAGTAAGTCGCTGTAAATACTGCCCGCGTTGGATATGGCCGTCATAGGGGCAGAAAAAGCGGCGTAGCGCGCGCCCGCGTTGAGTGCGTTCACGCCGAGTTCTGCCGCATTGCCAAGCAGCCCCTGCACGCCGCCGCGCTCTGCCAGTGCCGCCGCGCCGCGCCCGAGCCCGCCGAGCAGATCGCCCATGAATGGCAAACTCGCCCCGCGCGTCAGATACGCTGCCGCGAGGAATGGCGTTGTTGAGCCGAGGACGTTTGAAACATCCGCCAGCAATCCGCGGCGATCCATCCAATAGTCCGGATTCGTGAGCCTGTCCGTCAGGCTGCCCTGATAAGAAAGGTTGCCGTCCTGCAGGACGCGTTCTTGTGCGTCCTGTATTAGTCCCTGTCCTGCACCAAGTAAGGCCTCTGACCCCCAGCCTGGCGCCTTCTTGCTCGGATCGTTCCAAAGCCCCCAGCCGCCATTGGCTAAATGGCTGTTCATGGGGTCGGAAGAAGAAGTAAACTCGGCATCCGGTGCAATCTGCGCACCGATGAAATTCAGCGCGCCGCCGATTGCATCTTCCAGCCCGCCGACATAATTGTTCTTGATGCTGCGCAGCGTATCCAGCCATGTCGATGCGTTGTTTGTCTGCGCCATTTTCGCATCAACCGCGCGTCCCACATGCGCATCTACATTTTCTATGGAACCATAGTCCGAGATAAATCGCTTCTCCAGCTCATCGCCCAGCGCGCTCATTCTGTGCCCCTTTCTTACTCTTGTTCTGCCTTGGCCTTCTTTACCAGCGGCTCCAGCCTGTCGGCAATATCCTTAATTCTGCCAAACCACATCTGCGCTTCTGCGCTCGTGAAATAGCCCTTATCCGTGTAGTCGTTCAACATATCCGTCATATCGCCGAGCTTGTCCCAAGCTTCCAGCGGGTCGCCCTCCGTCGCCTGCACCAGTGCGTCATATTTCGTTTGCCATGCGTTTGCGCGCTCCTCGTCGGTCTTGCTCAGCTTGTTCGTCCCGCCACCGCGCCCGCCACCGCTCTGTACCGGCTGCGGCGTGTGCGCCATAACATAGACCCGGTTTTCTGCAGCGTTGTTGTTCGCGCGTATCTGGTCGTTCGTTGCGCTTGTGTGGACGGCCTCTTGAACATCGCCCTGCTTCTGGATCGTGTCGCGCTTTTCCTGGCCCTCGGTATGCAGGCTAAGGCGCGTCTGCTCGCCCTTTTCTCGAATCGTGCCAACATCCCAGTTATGCTGCGCGTCGCCGTATTTCAGCGTTCGCCCGAGCGCGTTATTGGCGCTTTCCTCGCCCGCCATGCGGCGATATTCCGTAATCGGACTTGCGAAGTTCAGCGAGGGGTACATGATGCTGCTCGGGTCCTCGTCATACATCTGATTCAGGAGCATCGCGCCATCTTGCGTCATCGCGTTGCGCCCGTCGATGCCGTACTGATAGAAAGCCGCGCGCAGGTCCGCGAGGCGCTGCGTCTGATACTCCGCCGCCTTCCCTGCCGCGTACGTGTCCGCCTGTGCGGGCGACATCCCGACACTGAGCCCCTTATCATACAGCTGACGGTAATATTGCCCGCTGCTGGTGCCGCTCGCCACGAGCCGACTGTACATGTCGTTGGCGTCATCGGCCAGCGCCGCCTGTTTCTGGGCAAACGTCCGGTCCGCGCCGTAATCCCTATCTAAATCGACCCCGTGCGCCTTCGCGTCCCGCCGGATAACCTCCGCCTGTTCGTGGGCCGCCTGCATGCCGGCCGCATTGCCCGCCGCCTGCGCGTCCATATAGTTTTGTGTTGCGCCAAGGAGCCCCTTTTTATAGCGGTGCGCCAGCGTCTGCTGCGCCATCGTCACAGGATCCCCCGGCACCTGCCCGAGCAGCCCCTGCTGCAGGCCGGCCGCGACATTCTGCGCCGCGCTGACCGCCCTCGCCTGCTGCTGAGCCGCCGCCTGTGCCTGCTTTTCCGCCGCATGGTCTGCCTGGGCCTGCGCGGCGCCCTGCTGCATCGCCGCGGTCACCGTATCCGCACCCGTCGCCGTATCGGTCGAAACCGGCACAAGGCCCGCCTGCGGACTGAAGAAGGCGCGGTTGTCCCAGTTAAACCCCGTCATATCTGTTGCCATATCGCTCACCCCCCGAAACTAAACGGGTTTTTCTTCCACGCCGGGGGCATAAGGCCGAACGTGACACCCTCCTGCGGCAGGCCTGTGATCGCCTGCGCCAGCGCACTCGCGGGGGTGTCTGCCGCCTGCTGAATGACCGCATCTGCGGAAGGCGTCCCCTGTGCAGGCGCTGCCGCCACGACCGTCCCGCCGCTGACCGGCGTCGCCGTCGTCTGCCCGCTGCTGTCCGTCACGCCCTGCTGGCTCGCCGTGCTCTCTGCCGCGGCCGCGCCCTGCGGATTCGTTAAATAGCGCTCCGTGTTCACTCCGAAATTCCAGACCGAGCTCGGGGCCGCCTGCATCAGCGCCGTCCGCGCCGCACCGAACGGCAAGCCCGCCACCGCGCCCGCGGTCTGCCGGCCAACCAGCGCGTCCCAGGCATCCCCTGTCCCGGGCTGCGGCGTGTAGCCGCCCATTACGTCATTGTTCAGGAACTGCGAAAAAGCCGGACTGCCCGCTGCCGCGCCCGCATTGCGCACCATATTTTCCGCCGCGCGCTCCATGGCCGCATTGTCGTACCCGAGCAGCCCCCGGGTTGCCTGCGGGGTCTGCGCTTGCGGCACCCCCGGGGTCTGCGCCGTCGTGCCGTTCGGGTGCTCGATCTTAGAAATCTGCTCGGCCGTCGGCTGAGCCTGCTTGGCCCTGCGGGCCGCAAGGTGGTGGTCCCACATCTCGCGCAGCAGCTTACCGAGCGCAAAGCCCAGCATTGTCTGCGCATTCGCCCCCTGGCCCAGCGCCATCAGTCCCAGCATCTGCTGCCAGTCAGTCCCGTCCTTCTTCTCGTCCTTCCTCAGCGCGGGGTTGCTCCTCCGCTCCATCATATAGCTTGACATAGTCTCCCCCTCCTAAGCCCCGAAAAAGTGCATCGCGAGCTTCATCAGCGCCGCCTGCTGCTGTGCGTACTGCTGCGCCGCCGCCTGAGCCTGCGCCTGAGCCTGCGCGGCCCCTGCCTGCTGGCGGCCCTGGATGCTTGCCAGCGCCGGGGCTGGGGCCGGGGCCTGTGCCGCCATCTGTCCCGCCGTGTTCGCGCCGCCCTGCGTCAGGCGCTGCAGCTGCAGCAGCATGTTATCCGTATCCTCGTTAAACATGGTGCCCCTCCCTTACAGCAGCCCGCCGAGGAGCCCCGAGAGCAAGCCGCCCCCGCGCTGCCGCTGCGTGTTGCTGCTCGTCGTCGTCCCCTTGCCGGCAGCCGCCGCCAGTGCGCCCGTTGTCGCGCCGTTCAGGCCCAGGGACGCATTCCACAGATTCAGTGCCGGCTGCTGTGCCGCCTCCTGTGCCGCGGCCGCAGTCGTAATGCCCTGCGCCGCGGAATGGATGATATTGTTCTGAATGGCTGCATTCGCCGCGCTGTTGGTCAATCCGTTGTTGAGCGCGTTCTGCGTCAGCGTCGCCTGATTGTTCAGCGCGTGATTCGTATTCGCCAGGTTGGCCGCCGTCAGTGCCGCCTTCTGGTTTGTAACGTAGTTCCGGTTGGCCAGATTGGCCGCTGTCAGCGCCGCCTGATGCCCGAGCGCGTTATTCGTATTGCCGAGCTGTGTATCATAGATGTTCTTTTGCGCATTCAGCGCGTTGTAGGTGTTCGCGTTCTGCTGGTTGGCCAGATTCGCTACCTGGCTGATGTTGTTCTGATACTGCTGAGCCACCGTGTTCGCCGCGTTCGTCTGAATGTCGTTGAGGGATTCATTCGTCATCGAGCTGTTCAGCACCCCGCGCCCGCTCATATTCGTCAGCGTCCTGCCCATCGTGTTATCGAGCGCGCGGGCAATGCTGTTTTCCATGCTCTGCTGATACGCCGCAGGCAGGCGCCCGTTCATCAGTGCGTACAGCTGCGTGTTTGCCTGGTTGCTCGCCTGCGTGTACTGCGGGCTGAGCCAAGACAGCGCGGTGTTCGCCTTCTCCGCCGCGTTGCCGTAATCGCGGATATAGCCGTTATTCGCCGTATTCGCCTGCTCTGCCGCAAACTGATAATCCCGCTTGTACCCCTCGTTCTCGTTGTTTGCTTTCTGGGCCGCGGGCATGTATTCGTTGCGCAGGCGCAAAAGATCCGCGTTCGCCGCCTCCGTCGCGGCCGTGTTGCTCGCATCGATGCGCCTAAGCTGATCCTGTGCCTGCCGCATCGAGCCAAGCGCCTGCTGTGTCAGCCCGTTATAATCCACCTGCACCGTGCCAAGGCTGTTTTCCAACAGGTTTTTCGCCGTCCGATTTAAATACAGACTGTTCGGCGCGATGGCGTTGGCGTATTGCTGCTGTAGGTTCTGCAGCTCCAGTTCATACACGCTCGGCGTATAGGTTGACGTGTTCGTCACCGTCGTTGACGCCCCTTTAAAATGCGCCCCGCGGAAAAACTGCCGCCGCACCACCGCGGAAAGACGCGTCCCGTCCGGGCTGATCATCGTTTCATCCAGCCGCAGACTGCCGACTTTTCCCATTCTCATCGTATCCCACCTTCTTCCTAGGGCTCCCAAGTGACAAAATAAGCAGGCTGCCCCGTGCGCTTATACGTGAAAGCGGGCGAGACAAGCCCGGCCTTCCCCGTCGTCTTGTGCCGGCAGTGATAGCGCGCCCGCCCGTCCTTCGTCTGCTCCGTCCGCTCGATGCTGTAGCCGAACAGGCGGATATACGCGCGGATTTCCGGCCGGATGCAGAGCGTCCCGCACCGCGGGTAGCCCGCCTGCCGGGCCGCTTCGCTCACCTTTTCCTTCCAGAAACGCGCATCCCCCGCCAGCTGCCAGATGACGCACAGGCTGCCCACGCTGCCGACCTCCGCAAAGCCCCGCGCCGGCAGGTAATATAGCGCAAACCGCGCGTCCCGCTGAAAGGACTCCGGGGCCTTCGCGTCGTAGCGCTTTATCCACGCCGCAAGGCTTCGTTCTTTCACGCCTCAAGCCCCATCGCCGCCAGCATGCGGTAAAGTGTCCCTTCTGCCAGCACCGCGATTTGATCATAGCCGCTCTGATTCGGATGTACAAAGTCGCTGCGCAGCCGGTCGCTGCGCAGGCCGCTGTCCGTCAGCGCGATCACCCTTGAAGCGTCCACAATAGGGATGCCGTGCGCACTGCCCCACGACTCAAAGGCGTCCTGCATGATGCGAAAATTGTTGTAGATCTGCTCCTTCTCTGCCGCCGGCAGTCCCGCCGTCATCTGCATGCGCTCCACCCACGCGCGCGAGATGCCGCAGTACGGCGCGGCAATCACATAGATGCCCCGCTGCATCGCCGCGTTCGCCATATCCACCGCAGCCAGCCCCGTCACCTCCTGCGTCGTGTCCCAGCAGTTGTTGCCGCCGCCCGCGATGATGATAATGTCCGGGTCGAGGCTCAGCGCGTCGCGGTCGAAGCGTTCGCGCATCAGCTCCAGCGTATCCCCGTTCACCGCGCGGTTGTAGAAAAGCCACGCGTGTTTCTTGCCCTGCAGGCGGCCGGCCAGCACCTGCGGCCACGGCGTCATTCGCCCATCTTCCGTATCCGCAAACGTCCCGTACGCCGGGTTGGCCGCCGCCGAGCTGTCTCCGATGGTTACCACCGTAATATAGCCCTTCGCCGCGTGCTTCAGCGTCTTTGGATTCCTGTACTCCATCGTCAAGCCGTCCTTTCCCACATGTAGACCGCCAGATACGGCGGTAAGTTGTTGTGCGCGGCATTGCCGCCGGCCGCATAGATGGAAAGGCCGTGCGAATGCTCGCCCTCCTCCGAGATATAGCCGGCGTACATCGTGCGCGTGCTCGTCGTGGCATCCGCCACCTTCTGCCCGCCCGAGTGCGTGCCGAGGGAGGCGATCTTATGGCTGTGCCGCCCCGCGCTGTTTGTTGAGCCGCTGTGCGTGTGGCTCGGCATCTCGTCCACCGTCAGCCGGTGCGTGCTCTCGCCGCCCGTCGACCCCGGCGGAAATTCCGGGCCTGCACCGACCAAAAACCGATTGGAGAGCAGCTGCCACGTTCCGCCAAACAGTAAGTTCGGATTCGTCGCATTGAGGCTCAGGTAGATACTGCCCACCGGATAGATGAGGTCAGCGATGCCCTGAAACGTATTCAGCCGCACGCTCGCGCGGTCGTCGACGGTCAGCCACTTTACCGTTCCGTCCTGGAACTGTTCGTTTGGCGTCTTATGCGTCCCGAGGCTCCCGCTGCCCGTAATGCCCGCCTGAATACACTCCAAATGCAGGTAAGACGGAATCTCCTCCGACCGCACGATATCGCCCAAGAGATACGCATGATTTCGCTGTAGGATAAACGGGAGTTCCTGTTTTTTCGCCGTCGTTTGAATGGTCACATCCGCCGACCCGTCGAAACTCGCCGCGCCCGTCACATCGCCCGAAAGCGTCACCTGCCGCGCCGCCACCAGCTTGGCCGCACTTGCCGCGCTCTGTGCCTGCTGGGCCGCGTCCGCGCTCGCCGCATGGTCTGCGTTTGTTGCATGGGCTGCCTCTGCCGCATGATCTGCCTCTGTCGCATGGTCTGCGTTTGCCGCGTGGTCTGCCTCTGCCGCGCGGGCACTCTCGCCCGCCACATCGTTTTTCAGCTGCAGGCGCCAGATGCGCCAGACAACCGAGCCGTCCACAATCGTGCCGGCCTGCGCCAATTTCTCATCGGTTACCTCGTTTTCCGGCGAGCGCGTGCCCGTCTTGCCTGCCGTCTGGCACTCCAGATAAAACTGCGGCTTTGTGATGAGCCGGACACACTCCCCCTGCACAATGTCCGTCTCTGCCGTCCAATAGCCGCCGTACGTGCGCGCAAGGTCCGCCGTGACGGCCTGGTTGCCGTCATAGACCGCCAGCACCGTTTCGCCCTGCCTTATGGTCAGCGCCTTCGCACTGCCGATGGCCTCCTTGTTCTCATTCACGAACCGCCCGAGGCTTTCGCGGTATACGGGAATCTGCCCGTCGGCCAGCTGCGTAAACGTGAACGCTTGTCCGCCGACCTTGTTCGCCGTGCCCGAGATGTTCACCGGCAGGACGCCCACCTCATTCGTGCGGACGAGTTTCCCGCCCGCCGTCACCACATCGACCCCTGAAGGCGCGATGACATCCGCGCTCTTTCGCACGAGGTCTTCCGCCCCCGTCAGATCGCCCGCCTGCAGGCTGTACAGCAGCTGCCACGCGCCGCCCGTCCAGATGAAAAGGCGCTTCGTGTCGAGCGCGAAATAGACATCATACGCTCCGCCGGCCGCTGGCCGCGCGCTCTCGGCGCCGGAGGCCAGCATCCCGACCGTCGCCGTCTTCAGCCCGCCGAACGGGGCAACTGCGCAGAGCTCCAGCCATGTACTGTTCGCCCCGTTGCGGATGTAGAGCTTATCCCCCTCCACTTTGACGGCGTACGCCTCCGGCAGGTCGCTTTCTTTGTGCTCCCGCAGGTCGTTTAAGATGTCGTAGAGCCGCTTTATTTCCTTCATGTACTTCTGTGCGAAATCGTCGATCGTATCCCCGCCCGAGCGATAATCCAGCACATTCTTTTCTGTCAGCTTTGCCACCGTCACACCTCCGCCACATCAAACGAAATCGAATTAAAAATCGTAATGCCGCCCTCGCCCTTGGCCCGCGTCACAATCGCGCGCTGCCGGTCGACACAGCGCACCTCCGCGCGGTACATCTCCGTGCCGGGCTTGCCGTAATCCGCCTCGTCAAACGCCGGGTTGCCGCCGTAGAGCGGATAATATTTCACCTGGTAGATTTCCGTCTCGTTGTGATAAATATAGCGGTCATTATGCCAAAGCGCGTAGGCGCTCGACGGATGCCCGCCATGCAGCTTCACATTCCCGACCATATAGGTTTCTTCTGTGTCGTTCTCCAAAAACGGCGTCGTGTCCACGCGCACCCGCTTGATCAGGTACGCATTGTCTGCCACCAGCGTTTTCAGCGCAAACCGCCACGCCAGATATTTCCCCTCGTCCTTGCTCGTCTTCGTGTCCACCACATAGAGCCCGTGAGGCTTTAAAAGGTAGATCCGCCCGTCCGCCTCCACTGCATCCACCAGCGGCGCGTGATACGCCCGGCGAAAATACGCCGCGGCAGCCACGTCCAAAAATAAAAACGTCTGCGCCCCGTCGATGAACCACACCTGCCCGAGCGAAGGGAAATAGCGGAGCTTCACCCGCGCCCCGATGCCTGCCACCTCGCGGTAGACCTTATCACTGATGTTCGTCGCCCGCATGTCGCCGTACTCATCCGTAACGTTGATCACCTGCACCATGTCGCGCCCCAGCACCACCGTACTCGCCGCCAGTGCTGCGCAGGCATGGTAACACTTGCATTCAATCTGTCGCCCGATTTCCGACACCTTCCAGTTCGGATAGGCCCCGGAAAGATGGTAGGCATGCAGGTTGTCCTTGAAGATAATCGTATCCGCGGAGAGCGTCGTAACCCCTACGATTTTGCCGCCGTCCTTATAGCCCACCTGGAGCCACTGCGCGGAGCTCTCGTTATTGCTGTCGTTCTTCCACGCGTGTTCATCGCCGATGCCCGAGGCGTGCAGTTCGTCCCCGTAAAACGTCCAAACGCGCCCTTCCTTGACGAACACCCCGCGGCAGCTTACCGGGCTCTCCTCGATGGTCTCCAAGAGGCCCCCGTGGTAATACTGCAGGTGCCCGCCCGCGGCGATGATCACCCCGTCCTCCCACGTCGTATACGTGATATAGGACCCGTCGAGGTTCAGCGCGCCGACCTCTGCGAGCGTGCCCGCGGTCACCCGGTAGAGCTTGCCCGTCTTCTGGCTGGCCACGAGAAGCGCCATCCCCACCGCGTCAAAGATAAGGTCAGTCAGTTCCACCGCGGCCCCCTCCACCACCGGCAGCGTCCCCGCAATCACCCGCAGTTGGCCCTTGTAGAGCTCCACATTCACCGCCGCCGAAAGCTCGTTTTCCTTGATGAGCTCCGGCACCTGCGATGTGTTCAACCCGCCGGCAAAATCCGAGAAGCCCACCGTCTGCACAGGCGGCGAATAGCGCGTGTGCTTGTTCCGCAGCTTCACAGTTTCGCCCCCTCATCCCAGTACCCGCGGGTTTGGATGCCGTGCGGGGCGAGCCCATGCAGCAGCGCTTCCATCTGCGCGATGATGTCGCTCATGACAGTGTTTTCCTGACTGGTTTCAAATTCATTGCTCATCAGCGCGCGAATGTTCACGTACTCCAGCAGCCAATCATCCATATCGTTCAGGAACGGGGAGACGTCCGAGCCCTTCGTCAAAAGCTCCATGTCCCGCGTGCCCACGAGATGGTAGGCGGCCGCTTCCTGCGGCACCGGATACACCTGCACCGCACTGAGCCCCGTCAGATAATAATATCGCGGCTCGCCTGCCGCGCTGAGATCCTCTGCCTCGTTCGGGTTCATCTGCGTCAGCAGCCGCCCGCCGACCCGCACCGCCGAAACATGCGAGAGCCGTACGCCCGCCGCAATGCGGCTTTCCCCCGCCGCGAGCGTGCCCGAGACATCCACATCCGTCAGCAAAAGCGGGTTGATGGCAAACACCGTGCGCCGCAAAAAGCGGATGCCGTCATTGATGTAGCCCGTCAGCGTCTCATCGCTGTAGCCCGTCTCCTGCTCGTCATGCACCGCCGCCCGCACCCGGCGAATCACGTCCTCTACCGTCATCGCCATCAAAACCGACCTCCCCGCCGCTGCCGCGCTTTATACAAAGAGGGACACGCCCCCATGCCCCTCTGATCTCTCCTCTGTTATTTATCGTTCGGGCTGGCCGTAATGACATTGACCACGCCGAAATCGGTTTTCTTGCCGTTCCCGTCGTAATCGAACGCGGATTTGGCGATGCCGAAGATGCGCCCGAACTCAAACCCCGTTTGGTTGCGATAGTCAAACGTGTCCTCATTCCACTCCGGCTCATTGCCGACCGCCATCACCGCGGCCTGCGCACCGAGGAAGAGCGCGTTAGAAACCGGCGTCTTCGTGTTCGTCGTCGTATCGCGGAACACGCGGTTGCTCTGGTGGATGACCACCCCGTCATACATGCCGAGCGCGCCCGTAAAAATCGGGTTGTCCTTGCCGCGGATGCCGGCGTACTGCTGCGCATCAAGGAAGGTTTTGTCTTTCATGAGGTCGCGCGCCTGCCACTGGTCGATCACCATGACATAGGTGTCCGCGCCGTCAATCTTAATCGGCTTGACCATCGTGTTTTCATCCGCCGTCGCCTTGCGCTTTGCCATGCCGATGAGGTCCGCGGAAAAGGTCTGCGTTGCCGTCAATGCCCCGGCATTCGCCGCCCCGCCCGCATAGATCACGCGGTCTTCACTCGGATTTGTTGAAAGCACCGAGAAAATCGTCTTGTCGATCTTCGTCGCCAGCCAGTCCGAAAGCGCATTCTTTGCATCCGTGCGCATGTTCAGCTGCGTTTTCTGCTCCTCAAAACGCCCCTCGAGGCGTACCGCGTTGCGCAGCTGGTTGATGGTCACCGCGAAATCTTTGTAGATGAGATTCTCTTCATGCCCCTCCAGCATATTATCGCCCGTCACGCCGGCACCGGTCAGCGGCATGAGGAGCGGAATCGTCACCGTGTCCCCCTTGCCTTTCTGCAGCTCCGTTTTGATTTGCACAATGCTGTCTGCGCCCGTGCCCGTAAACTTCTCGAAATAACTCTTATGCAGACCGCTTGCCCAGGTATCCTTTGCCCAGGCCTTCATCACCAGCGTATCTGGTATTTTCGTCGTTGCCATCGGTGTTGCCCCCTATCGTCTCAGCTCCCGAGCTCCCCCGAGAGCAGCATTCGTTTATACTTGTCGGGAATATCCTCCCAGTTCTTTTCGGCAAGCATCTTATCCAGCGTCGCCGCCGAGATGTTCCCGCCGGTGTCCGCTGCCCCCTGCACCTTGCCCGCGCGGGGGAACTGCTGTGCCTGTGCCGCTTTCGCCAGCGGCTGGCTCTTTGGCGCGGCTGCCGCCTGTGCCGCCTGCCACGCCGCTTTTGCCTCGCTGAAATAACGCTTCACCAGCGCGATATCGCCCGGTGAGGCTAGATTGCGTTCGATGCGCTGGTACGCCGCCGCTATGGCCGGCTGTTCCGCATTGCTGATGCCGTTCGTGAAATACTCGTTGATGGCATACTGCATCACCTGCGGATAATCCGGCTCGCTCATTTCCTTCGCCGCGAATGCGTTGTAGTCCGCTACCGCGGCATTGTGTACCTGCATGAAATGCTTGGCATACGCCGCGCGCTGTTGCTGCATCTTGTACACGCCGTCGATCACCTGCGTGCGGGCGACATCCAGCGCGGTTTTCCACTGCTCGCGCCTTGGGTCGTCGTCGTCCATATAAGAGAGCGCGTCGACGTCCTCCTTGGAGAAACCCGTCAGCTGCAGCGCCTGCTGGCGGACGATGGCGTTTAGCTGCCGCGTCGCCTCCGGTGTGATGCGCGGTTGCTGCATCCCTGCCTGTGCCGGCTGCATCGGCGGCGGGGCCGGCTGCTGGTGCTGTGCCTTCAGCGCCTCCATCTGCGCCGAGAGCGCCGCGACCTGCGCCTCCAGTTCCTTTTTCTTGTCGAGTTCCTGCTTGAAACGCACATACGGGATTTTCTGCGATGGGGCGTACTGTTTGTTCTCGCTGTCAGCTTCAGCGGCCTCCACAGGATTCCCGTCCTCTGCGTTCTCGACAGGCTCGGCAGCCTCCGCCTCGGCAGATCCGCCCGCCAATTCGGCAGGGATCGCCTCAGCCGGCTCGCCCGCATCCATCGGCTCAGCCTGTGCCTTGGCCGCCTGCATCGCTTCGCGCGCGATATCCTCGCTCACGCCCGCCAGTTCGGCAGGGATCGCCTCGGTATTCTCTGCCTCCGCGTTCTCCGCAGTCTCGGCCTCTGCAGCGAATCGCTGCAAATCAAACAAATTCTTCACGTTATGATCCTTCCCGCGTTTAACGCCCGCCCGGCGAAAACCCCTGTAACGTCGGTGCCACGAAAGCTGCCCCGCTCCGGCCCGATATAGAGAGAGCCCCGCTAAATGTGCAGGGCTCTCTCTATGGAATTGGAAACGGAGGAAACCAGCCGCCAAGAGTAACCCCTTGACTCCCTCAGCATACCACAAAATAAAAACCTCTTCAGACTAACCAGAAGAAAAAGAAAATTGACCTCCCCGCAGCCCCGCGCTATCTTAAGAAGAACGCTGCAGATTGCGCCTGTTGGAGGATGAGTACTATCGTGACAAACTGTTGACCTTCAAGGAGCAATAACGAGGCGCATGTCAATTCCTCCCCGTGTTGATCGTAAAATTCTCCAGATAATCGCGGCACAGCTGGTACGTCTGCTTTACGTTCAGACCATCCGCGATGCTCCGATACTCTGCCTCGCAGTCGGTAATGATGAAGGCGACATCAAAACCGTCATCATGTAATGCCTGCGTAAATTCGTAGATATATTTCGGATTGATGAGCACGGCGAAACGGTTACGCGGGAACAGGTAGAAACGGTGCTCCTCTGTGGCCTTTGGCGGCGCGCCGATCGCGCCAGCCTTCATCCAAAGCACGGGCAGCAGCTTTTCCAGCTGCTCGCCACGGGTGACGGAATGCTTATCGAGGAAGCCAAACCGGAAAAAGGCGGCATTGGCGGCAAAGCCGTCTGCCATCGGCCGGTCACTGCCAAGATACTTCCCTTTCAGCGGCTGCCCATTCACATCATGCCCCTCAATGCAGCAGACTGTGCGCGGCCAGGTCACATAACGAGCAATGCCATATTTTTGCCATGTGGAATCTCTTTCATGTAATCCTTGTTTTTGTAAACTCTTTGATTCTTTTTTAGATACCTCGTTATTCGTTACCATGATACAACGACGATGTCCACCATCCTCAGCATTCAGAAGGTTGACAGCATGAAGGGTAGTGCCACTCCCGGCGAAGAAGTCGACAATTAAAGCATTAGGCTTTTCCAGCATCACTGCCTTGATTGTATCTCTCACTGCGTATAACGATTTGGGGAAAGTAAAATCCCTCCCCGGAATGATGCGGCGAATTAAACGAGAACCATATTCTCCAGCATTATGGGCTTGGCGGTTCCATATTGTTTTGGGAAAGCGGCGAATCATTTGATTTTCTGCTGCTTCGACTATGGCAACACCATTTTCATCGTGTCCTATAATTTTAATTTCGCCACGCTCAATTCTCTCACGTTGCATCTTTCCAAGATACAGCAACGAATAACGATTATTTTTTTTGTCATATTGACCAACCTTAGCATACCCCAGTTTGAGGAGTTTTCGAAAATTATCTGGTGTGGTTTGCCATCTCTTTTCTGTACCAGTACCGACAGCAATAGGCCAAACAGTTACAAGCCCTTTGATGTCCGGAACAAGATGCCTGTCCATGCCATTAGGAATTGCATTGCCAACCTTTACAACACAGTGCTTTTCTGGATCAATATAGATAGGATAAAAGCAACCGGGTGACTTTGGTCGATCTGAATCACTTCCCCCTCTCATCAACCTTTCCCAACGTATTTTACGTTGGGAATAGTTGATGTCATCAGCCTTTCCAGATATTTCTTTTCTTTGATTGACGTCAGATGTAAAAAGAGGATCTTCAAGCAGTGCGGGGCCAGCTTGCCCAATATAAATGAAATAAGCGTATTCTTCTACACGATACATTTCATGATCACGCGCTACGCCATTCGGGTTGTTTACAATACTTACCATTTGCATATGTGCCTCTGGGAATAGTTCCTCCAGCAAGCATCCAAGGTGCAGATATTCCTTTTCATCAATCGTGACGATGAGTACAGAATCTTTGGGATTCAGCAGCTTCTTTGCGAGTTTCAGGCGCTTTTCCATAAAGGAGAGCCATTTGCTATGACGGTATTGGTCATTGCCGTCCACATAGTCGTTGTTGTATTTCCAACCCTTCGCGCCTGTATTGTAGGGGGGATCTATATAAATACAATCTACCTTTCCCGCGTAGAGATAGCCGAGCAGTTGGAGAGCGTGATAGTTATCCGCCTCGATGAGCGTATGCCAGAGATCACTGTCCGGCGCGTTCTCTACGGTGTCGATGGGCGCGAGATAGGGGTAGATCGGGTCGCCAAACTCCGCTACAGTGACAAGTTCCTCCACGGGGATATCCGCGGCTTTTCTCGTTGTGTGCTGGATGCAGTGCGCAGTTTCGCCATTGATTTTTTTAATATAATAGAGCTCCTGCAGGGCCCCTTGCCGGACTGCCAGGCGTCCTGGCGTGAGAGGAACTTCATAGAGCGGCGTGCACTCCGGCAGATGCTCCTCGAAGACGAGGCCAAATTTCTTTTGCTTACTTGCTCGCCGTAGTTCGGCCTGAATCCTTTTCCGCAGCGCTGGATCACTGACCTGCACGACGAGATCGTCAATGGCTGCCATAATATCCCTCCAAAAAAGATACGCAAGAGAACCAAGGCTCGACCCTTGGCTCTCTTTTCTATTGCCCTTACAGCGCGGGCGCACTGCCTGCCGTAAGCGACTGCACCGCCGCCTTCGTCAGTGCGCCGCCGCCCTGCGGTTGCTGTCCGTCCTGCGGCGGCTGGACCCGCTGCCCGTCCTGCGGCTTTGCTTTCTGCTGCAGCAACTGCAGGAGCTGCAGCAACTGCGCCTGCTGCGCCTCGCCCTGCGCGGCCTGTCGCTGTTTCGCCATCTGCGCCGCCAGCTGCGGAAATAGCTGCTCCACCATCAAATCTACCGCATACTGGCCCACCTGCGGGTCAATAAGCCCCTGCTGTGCCGCCATCGCAAATTGCAGCGGCAGCGGGGCATCTTTAAACGAAATGCTTTGACTCTGCCGCGTCGCCTGAATCTGCGCCAGCTGCAGCGTCGCCTGAAGCTGCTGGGTCTGTAGATCGTTCTGCGCCTGTGCCTGCTGCTGCTGCTCTGCCAGGCGCTCCGCATACCGCTGTTTGATTTCTTCCTTGTGCGGGATGTCGCTCAGGTCGATGATGAGGTCAAACACCAAGTCCCCCGGCTCCCCGAGCCGTGATACCGCATCCACCAGAGACCACATCTGCGCCTGTCGCTGCGTTGTCGATGCCTCCACATCGCTCACCACAATATCAAACGTGCCCACGCTCAAATCATTCAGCACCTTGTGAACCGCGTTCCCCAGCGGGTCCCGCTCAATGACCTGCTGGTTCACCCGGACGAACTGCTGCCCGTTTACCCCTTCCACGCGGTACACTTTATCTTCCGTATAGAACTGCGGCACGATGCCCGGCTTATCCTCCTCGCCCCACAGCAGCCGGGCGATTTGCTCCTTCGCCGCCCGCAGATGGTCGAACATCGGCGCGATGTGCGTAATCGCCTGCTTCTGCTTGAGCTCAATCGCGCGCCCGCTCGCATTGTTCGGGATATCCACCCCCATCAGCGCCTCGTTGATGCCCGAGATTTCTACCAAATCCTGGCCTGCCTGCTCTTCCGCCTGTATCACGCCCTGCGGCAGTGCGCCTACCGCGCGCTCCATGATCTTCCCCTGCGAAATTGCCCCCGGCAGGACTTCGCTGTAATGCCCCGGGATGTTCCCGTTCTTCTTAAAATCTTCCTTCTGGCGGTCCGTCATCGCGTCCTCTTCCATCCAGCCGCCGCCGTTGCCCGTCGTGTTCAAGATATGCAGGGCCTGAATCCTGCGCTTGTTGATTTCCCGCTGCGGGTCGATGAGGTCCCGCACGAAGCCCGCCGGGAGGTCATTCGCCCCGAAGTGATAGCACGTCAGCGGCACAAACGGAAAATCTCCGTGCTGATACGGGCTCGCCATGTCCTCCAATAGGACATCTTCCAGGAAAGCCGCCACCCGCACGCGTTCCGGTGCAATCGTCCGCTGACCGGCCACCAAGCCTGCCAAGAAGAAATCAAGCTGCATCGCTTCCTGTGGGATGACCCGCCCGTCCGTCAGATAATACAGCGTCACCGGCTCGCGCACCTTGTACCAGCACTCAACCATGCGCGCCTTATTCGTCTCCCGCTTGTACCAGAGCGGATCAATAGCCGCCCCTGAGGTGTGCTCTGCCCGGTCATACACCGCATAGGCCGCCCGAATCGCCTCCGCCTGCTCCGGGTACAGAAGCGCTAATTCGTCCTTGCCTGCCCACTTCGCCCGGCAGATGTATTTGGCATCCGAAAAATCCAGCGCGTGCGCCTCCGGGTCCACGTACATCCCAAACGGATCCTCCCGCCTTACATACGCTTCCCCGTCCGTCGCCGCCTCGTTGAACCGATAGCCCACCTCAAACCAGCCGATGCCGCCGATGACTGCATCTAAAAACACCTGCGATTCTTCGCGGTCATAGCCGCAGCGGTCTAAGATGTATTTGGTCATGCCTTTGCGCACCTGGCAGATTTCCATGTCGTCATTCGTGCGCGGCAAAAAATCGATGTCGTACCGGTTTAATCGCTGATGCCCGCTCAACACATTAATCAGCGGCTTGATGCGGTTGATGGTGATGGCCGGACGGCCCGACTGATGAAACGCCCGCACCTCCGCTTCCTCCCACTGCTTGCCTGCCACAAACTCGTAATCCCGGCGCGCCGCTTCGCGCCAGTCGCTCGCCGCATCTACCGCCGCGCGGAACTGTTCGCGGTACGTTCCGATATCTCCCATGAAAACCCCTCCTTAGGTTGTCCACGCGCTCGGCTTCCTCTGCCGGCGCCGCCGGTACCGGTCGTAATCCTGCACCTGGCGCGGCTTTGCCGGGGCATAGGGCCGGCTCATTAGCCCGTAGCCCAAAGCGTCGACCGCGTGATCTTCGCCCTGTGTGTCGTAGTCCTCCGGGTTGTGCCGGTCATATCCCAGCATCGGCAGCGTACGGAGGAGATGCGTGCAGCTAGCGAACACCTTCAGCGCCGGCACCTGTCGCCCCTCTTTGTCCGTCTTTCCGATGAGCCGCTGTTTGATTTGATTCGCCATCGCCGTGCGGCCCTTGCTGCACTTGCCGAACGTCACCAGCCCGCGGGCAATCAGCACCCGGTTGAGCTCCTCCGCCACCGTCGGGCCCGTGATGCCCGGCCTTGCCCAGCAGGCCGAATCCAACACCCCGTAGCGCACGCCCTCCGCGCGGGGCTCCAGGGACACAATCCGCTCGCCAACCTCCCGCGCCGTCTCCTCCGTGCCGACATTCGGCCGGCCGCCCCAACCGTACAGCTCCCGATACACGTACAGCGTATTATCATAGTCTGCCGCCAGCCAGAGGCACGCATACGGGGCCGAACTGCCCCAATCCATCGCGCGGAACTTTACCCAGGCGTCCGGTACCGCGAAAGGCTCCACCATATGTAAATCGCTGCGCCACTGCTTGAAATACTGCCCGCCGGCCAGCCCCCAATCGCCGAGTCCTGCCACCTTGAACCGCGCCGGGTCTGTCCGCTCCATCTCCTCGAACATCGCCAGGTCCGCCGCACTCAGCCACTCATTCTGCTTGAACGTCGTCGTTGTTGCATACACCGAGGGCGAAGGCGCATCAAAAAACCGCCGCTTTAACCAACTGCCCGCATCCCACGGGTTAAACGTAATCAGCCACTGGATATAATAGCCCGGCGGGAGCCGGCCGCGCAGCGACTCATCCACGCGGTTAAACGCCTCTTCACTGACCTCGTAGGCCTCTTCCAGCCAGCCAAAGCAGAGCACCCCGCGCTGTACCGTGATGGACGTCACTTTCAGCGGGTCATCCAAGCCGCGAAATAAAATCTTCTGCCCCGTCGGCAGGTATTCAAGCTCCAGCGGCGACACCCGCGCGCGCCACCAAGGCGCCACGCCCAGCCGCTCAATCGCCCACCGCAGCTGCGTCCAGCACGAATCTTTCAGACTCGCGCCTGTCTTGCGTACCACAAGCGCATTGCTGAGCGGCATCTCCATGAGCCGCACAATCAGCTTCAGCGCCGCCGTCGTGCTCTTCTTGCTCGCGCGGCTCCCCTTCACCACTAAATAGCGCTTCCTGCTCTTCCAGAAATCCGCATACCCGCCGCCGATTAGCTCGCTCGTCAGGGTTTCCCCGTTCACTTTGTCTTCTTCCTCTCCGCCAAATCATCGCGGATGACGACCGGCGGCGCATTCATGAAACTCACCTGCTGCTTCTGCAAAAACAGCCCCTGCATGCGCGCCAACATCTCCATCGCCTTCAGTCCCTCCGCTACCGTCGGCGGCGGGATGCGCGCATCTTCCATCACCAGGCGCACCACATACGTTAAAAACTGCTGCATCTGCTTTGGCGTTAAAATGTTCGGATCGTCCTTCTGCTTTTCCCGCAGCTCCCTTATCCGCGCCTGCACCTCTTTCTTCTTCAGCAGCGTCGGGCCGTTCGCCTGCGCCACCGCCTGATTCTTCGCCGTGTAGCCCGCCATCTTATAGGCTACCGTCGCGTTGCCCTGACAAACCCCCGTATACGCCTGACAGAACGCCTCCTGAAGCTCCGTCAGCATAAAACCCCCTCCTCTCTATATACACAGACAGCCCCACGCTCAAAAGAACGCAGGGCTGTAGCCACTCGGAGAACACAAGTGCCGCGCCGAGGTCTGCACGCCCTCGACACCCTCATCATACCACAAACCACCGCGCATCAAAGTTAACCAAAAGATGAATAGTTTTAATGATCATCCTTCAACCTCGGCGATGATCTTATCTATCTGCTCCTTAATGTCGACATTTTCCCGCATGTCTTCTCTCCTTCCGGGCAGCGCCCTTCTGCCTCGCAGGTGGCCCCCGCCTTCTCAAACAATACCGGCGCCACACGCCGCGCCTCCTTCAGCATGCCCGCCGCCAGCGCGCGAATTTCCCACTGCGCCCGGCGGCAGCAGCGCAGGCGGAAAAAGTGCAGCAGACTACGCCCGTTCATCGTGATTAAGATCTTCGTCTCCATCCCGTGCGGCAGGATATAACGCGCGTCCTCCTTCGCGATGCCCGCCGCGGTGAGCGCCTCGTAAAAATCCCGCGCCGTCTGCACGAGGCTTTCATACCGCGCCCGCAACTTCTCGTTCGCCGCGATGGCCGGCGGCACGACACACGCCGCGCCTGCCCGCACATACCGCTGTGACTGCTGTTCGTAGCTCGCGATTCGATGCCGAACCAGTTGATGCGTCAGCACGCGGCTTACCCCCTCCGCAGCAAAGGTAAAACTCACATGCTCCAGCGTCGACAGGTGCCCGCAGGCCAGCATCTTGCGCGCCAGTTTCGCCGCCTGCGCCTCCGTCATCTTCTCGTTCAGCGCCTCCGCTCCCGCGCCTGAGGTACAGATCCGCGCCGCACAGGCGACTACCCGCACCGGCGCCGGCGTATAGCTCAACAACTTCACCTTTATCATGGCTCCTTCTCCTTTTTATAGGTGTTTTCAAAATTGTTTCACGTGAAACAATTCCATCTGAACCCAACACACTTCACCCTTAATATGACTCTTCTCTCGTATTCCCATCCTCTTGCGCGCATAATAGGCCCGTTGTTTCGCCCGTATCGCCTCCCGATGCGCCGCGTAATAGGCCCGCTGCCGGGCCCGTATCGCGTCCCGATGCGCCGCGTAATACGCCCGCGCCCACGCCCGCACTCTCTCCCGGTGCCGCGCCCGATAGCGTGCCTGATAGCGTGCCTGCCGCTGCAACATGGCCGCGCGGGACCTTTCATACTGCGCCTCGGTGTCCTGCATCTCCCTTTCTCCCTTCAGCCAGGCCACGCGATCACTCAGCACACAATCTTCATACGGGCAGGTAAAGCACCCGCGCCCCGGATGGCACCCCTTCGGCAGCTCCTGCATACTGCATCCCTCCCTTCCCCTGCGCTGCAGAAACCTACTTCTTCCAGTACCGGCCGCCAAGCTCCGACAAAAGCCCCGTAAGCTCCTGCTTCCACGGCATCAGCTCCCGCCGCACCCTCTGCCAGTAGGCCGCCGTCCAATGCCCCGCCCCTATCACAGGGCACAGCCGATACCCCGCACCTTGCGGCACGAGTTCCGTCCCGACTCCGCGGACAAACAGCAGCGTGCTGTAAAGCCCCTCGCTGACCTTCTTCGCCTTCGTCAAAAGCTCGATCCAGAGCAGCGAATCTTTCGGGAAGGCGGCGCCCGCGGGGTCAACCCCTGCACTCTCAACCATCTCCTTCATCTCCTCCGGGACTTCATCGAACGCCCGCGCCTCGATCCGGGCCGCCATTTCCGCCGTCATCTCGCGAAACCCGCCGTGATATTGCCTCGCTCTATGTGTCGGCTTTCCCTTTTCTGCCGCAATCGCTGTTTTCTCATCGTTTTTTAATCTAAGCCCCTTAAAATCCGCCATCTTGCTCCTCCTTCCTAAAAAAGTAGTGACACTTTGCCTCTAGATCACTACTTTTAAACGCGAGTAGTGACGCCCGCAATCCTAGTTATACCAACGCTTTACGGGATTCTGTCACTACAGTCACTACAATTTTGACAACATAGTATAGGTACATATACACCACCCACCTTTACTACCTTCTAAGGTAGGTGGTGCCTATATATATATGTGTATGTATATTTGTAGTGACTGTAGTGACATATATATATAAACACCCTGCTAACCCTTGCAATTACTCACTTTCAGGGTGTCACTACTTTTTTAAAAATTGTAGTGACTGTCACTACAATTGTAGTGACACCCTGAAAGCCCTTATTCCCCCTCTTCGACGTCCAGCAGATGCACGACACGAGTCCGCCTTCTGTTTCTTCGCTTCAGCGTCGAATAAACGAGCCTGCCATCACTCTCCTTATAGGTTTCGATTGCCCCCATACTTGCCAGCTCCTTCGTTGCCTTGTTTGGGGCAAACCCCTCCTCCTTCAGCGCATGCTTGAACACCGTCTGATAGATATATATCTCCTCCTCTTCCACAAACCCGAACTCCGGCGCCAGCGGCGGCCGGTCACGGAACCCCTCCGCCCCGGCGAAATGCTGCACATTCGAGGCGTACCAGTTCTGAACGAACGTCAGGATGCGCGGGGCATCCTCGATCTCCTTCCGCGTGGTCATGCCGCTCAGCACGGTGCAGGCCAGATCAAACGCCTCCTGCGCAGCCTGTGCCTCCGGCTCCCCAAAAAGCCACTGACTCGCGTACAGGTCAGCCACCGCCACGAGTGCCACATTCGCCACATGCGGGGCGAAATGCTCAGGGAAGAGTTCTAAAAGCCGTTCATTCAGGCCGGCAAAATCCGCACTAACCCCCGCAAACCCTTCCGCCAACAGCCGCGTAACAAACGCAGGCCCCGCGTGTCCGTGATGCGCACCCGTAAAGCCGTAGATGCTTCGTGCCAGCGCGTCCGGCAGTACCGGCGCCGCGCAGAGCTCCACCAGGCGGGTTTTCACACCCTGCACGCTGTTATCTTGGCTCAGCGGCTCTTCCCCCGTGGCCAGCGCGATCGTGCGCCACTGTGCCGTTCGCCGAATCCCCGCCTTGCTCGCGCGCACCTTGCCCCGGCCGCCTTCCACCATATACACCAGCGACTCCAGCGCCTCCTGACGCCCGAGCGCGCCCGCGGCTACCTGTCGCTCATTGATGGCCAGCGGAAAATCATTACTCATCTCCGCCGCCCGCTCCAGCCCGTTCGCCGTTGCGAGGAATGACCGCACGAGCCGCGCCGGATCGCCCCACACGCTCATCGCCATGTACAGCGCGGCCGTCTTGCCGCCGCCGGACTTGCCCCAGAGATAGGTAACGAAATTGCGCGCGTGCAGGGGAGCGAGCAGCACCGGCGCGAATGCCGCCGCGAGCAAAAACCGCGCAAACGGCGCGCGCCGCACTTCCTGCGCCTGTATCTTCCAGGCCGCGAAACTGCCCGTCTGCGTAAATGCCCCTGTCACCTCGCCGCCATCCTCCAGGTCAACGATGTAATCGGCAGAGGACGGTAATACAAATTCCTGACAGTGTCCGCGCCAGCCCACCGTACTCACGCTGAGTACCTCTTCAATAAGGTCACGGTTCAGGCTCTCCAGGGCGAGCAGATACCGCACGCACACCTTCGCCGTCTCGCTGCTCACCATCAGCCCGCGGTCGGCCAGCTGCACGATGCCCCGCGCGGAAAACAGCGTTGACCGCTCCACGAGCGCATAGATCCACCGCCCGCCCCGCTTAAACGCAATTTCCACCTTCACCGTTCCCTCGTCCAGGTTTCGTACCGACCGCGTAATCACCAGGGGCACCGCGCACGCCAGCAGAACGATGGGCTCCCCCTTCCCCGTCAGCCGCGTTTCTTTGACGCCCGCCGCCTCGAAGGAAAACCCCTGCGGCACCTGCAGTGATACCGGGCAGTCCGGCACCGCGGCCTGTGTCGTAGCCCCGCCGACCGCGCGCACCTGTTCTTCCGCCTCCTGCCTACGCGCCTGCCGCAGCGCCGCCTTCAGCTCATTCAGATTCACCTTGCCTCGGCAGGCCTCGCGGAACCGTCCGAAATCCGCCGGTGCCTCCCGTTCTGCCGTCCGAGCCGCCCGGATAAAAGCCGCATCGCCGAGCACGGCCGGTGTCTCGCCCGCAAGGAGCTTTTCCGTCGCCGCGCGCACCTGCGCCACCGCCCGGCCGACCGCCCCCGTAGCCCACGCGCACGGGCTCTTCACCCCCACGCAGCTCGTACACGACGAAAGCCCCAGCTGCTGGATGCGCGCGCAGGTCTCCGGATGGCAGTCATTGAGCCAATGATCTAGCTTCTTCTGCGTCTCCGCCGCGCTGTACCGCGCCCCCTGCCAGTCTTTGACCAGGCTGGCCAATAGCTCCCCGCCGCCGGCCGCGCGGACGAGATTCGTCCCCGCCGTCTTCCAAGTGGGTTCATCCGCCGTTTTATATTCCTGCAGGAACTGCTGAATAAAGGCGCAGTTCTTCGTCAGGTACTCAACCGACCCGTCCGTATCCTTCACGACGAACCCCCCGCGCCGCGCCACTCTCCTCTCAGACTGCCCCAGCGCGCCCACAGTCGGCAGAAAGTCGAAATACACAGCATCATATACCCTGCCCGTATCTGCCTCGTATACGCGAACCTCACGCGCCTCCCGCGGCTTCTTGTAATTGTGCGTCCCGGGTACGCGCAGCACCCGCGGCAGATCCGCCGTATTGTCCAGATGCCAGCCCTTCGCGCGAAAACGCGCCGCCGCATACCCCTGGTACCGCTGCAAAAGTTCCGCGCCTTCGGCCGCCTCCAGCGGCTCTTTAAACACAAAGTACAGGTGCAGGCCGCCGCCCGATGCCACGACAAACGTAGGCCGTGCGATGTCCTCCAGCGCCGCCAGTGCCGCCGCCCGGTTTGGCGGCAGAGCCTCCCGCACATGCGCCCCGCCCGCAAGATCCACATCCAGCCAAAGCGCCGGCACCGCGGTAATATCCGCCGTTTTCGCCCGCGCCCGCGCGCCGCAGGGTTTTTCGCTCAGTCCCACGCCGAAATACACATCACGCCCCAGCGCGTCCAGCTCCCGCGCTTTCTTCGCCATGCCTGCCGCATCTGCCGCGCGAAAGGCATACGTTCGTTTATCCGGCAGGGTCCAAAGATAGGTAAAAAGCCCTGCATCTGCCGCGCCGAACAGTCCTTCAAAGAACGCCCGCATCTCCAGCACCCCCGTTTCTCGTCAATAAAGCCAAAGCAGCCGCTGCACTGCGCGCAACCCCGCCGACCGCGCCCATCGCCTGCAGATGCTGCAAAACCGCCGCCTGTTCGCGCCGTACGCGCCCTGCCTGCGTCTTCACCTCCAGGTAGACGAATACCCCCAGGCGCTGGCCCACCATTTCAGGCGTCACCGTCACCGGCTTAACCCCGAACAAATCCGGGAAGCCCTTCGGCAGCCCCGTAGAAAACGGACGGGCCCCGCGAAGGATCACCGTATCCCCCTGCACGCGTGCCTTGCCCTGCCAGCCCTGCCCCACATTGGCGCGGAACAGCGTGGCGGCCTTTGCCGCGCTCACCGCCAGTCGAATTTCATTTTGAATTTTATGTTCGCTCACCTCAGCCCCTCCGATTCTTGTAGACATGCCACGCCCAGCCCCGGCTGTAGCCCCGCGCCCGCGCCAGCGCCAGCAGCTCCGGCAGCGTCCGCGCCTGGCGCCGCTCTTGCGTCCGCTTCTGTTTCTCCAGCTGCTCGATGCGTACCAGCTCCCCCGGACTCGCGTGAAAATCCCGGCCATGGGCCGTAAAGACCTGCCCGCACACACAGCACCGAGGCGCCCCGCCGCGGTTGGCCGCGAAGCACGCCGGGCAGATGCGCAGGGCCGGGGCATCACTCGCCTTCTTTCGCCCCTTTCGCGCCGTCAGCCGCCACGTCCGGTCTTCATCGGGGAGCCCGTGTTCAAACACATTGCCCACGTGATCGATGATAAGCGCCTCTTTCCCCGGGTTTGCGGGGTCGATTCGCATCGCCCGCGTCGCCTGCTGCAAAAACAGCGTCAGCGACTTCGTTGGGCGAGCCAAGATGACCGCGTCCAGGGCCGGCACATCGAACCCTTCCCCGAAGAGTTCGCAGTTGCACAGTACCTTCAGTTTGCCCGCGCGAAACTGGCGCACCGCCGCCCGCCGCTCCTCTGGCGCTGTCTCCCCGTCCACCGCAGCCGCCGCGATGCCCGCAGCGGCAAACGCCGCCGCCACGTGCTGTGCATGCGCCCGCGAGACACAGTAGACAATCGCCCGCTTGCCGGCCGCGTGTTTCTGATATTCCGCCACGACATCCCCGACAATCGGCGCCTCGTCCACCTGCTGGAGCAAATCCGCCCGCACGTAATCGCCGCGGCGCACCCGCGCCCGGGCCGGGTCAAACTTGCTCGGCGGGGCATAATACCGGAAGGCAGCCAGCGCGCCCCGCTGGATCAAGTCCTTCACCGTCGCGCCGACAACCAGCGTATCAAACACCGCGCCGAGGCCCTGCCCGCCGAGTCGTGCCGGCGTTGCCGTCAGTCCCAGCACAAACGCCCGCGGAAACGCCTCCAGAATGGAAAGATACGTCCGTGCCGTCACGTGATGGCACTCATCCACAACAATAAACTGTGGTGCCGGCAGGCAGGAAAGCCGCCTCGTCAGCGTCGCCACGCTCGCGAGGTTGCAGGGCAAATCCCGCCCCGCGCGCGCCCCGGCCGCGATGACGCCGAACGAGAGCCCGCACGCGCGAAACGTCCGCGCTGTCTGCTCCAACAGCTCCCGGCGATGGACGAGAAATAAAACGCGATGCCCTTTTTCGAGAGCACCGCGCGCCATCGCCGCCGCAAGGACTGTTTTTCCGGCCCCGCAGGGCAGCACCGCACAAACCCGGCGGTGCCCCCGTGCGAAAGCTGCCCGGACGCGCTGCACCACGTCCTTTTGATAATCCCGCAGCGCCAGCATCAGAACGGCATCTGGTCTTCTGGGACATCCTTAAAGCTGCCCGTCTCCGCCTTCGTATCCACGAAGTCAAAGCCGTTCAGCGACACGCGGACGCTCGCCCGCGGGCTGCCGTCCCGTGCCAGCCACGGGCTCACCTCCCGCAGCTCCCCATAAACCACGATCCGCGAACCCTTGCGAAAATTCCGCTGAATCGTCTCGCCCTGCCGTCCCCATGCGCTCACATCCACAAACAGCGCCTCCTTGTTCGGCAGATTCACCGCAACGGCAAACTGTGTGTATTCCGTGCCCGCCTTCGTTGTCTTAACCTCCGCGTCCCGCGTGAGCCTTCCAAAAAATGAAACCTGCATGATAATTTTCCTTTCCTGCGAATCGATAGTTAGAACGAAAGAACCGGCTGTTCGCGTTCGATGAGCGGCAAAATCCCTTCTTTCTTCAGGCGCTCGTACAAAAACAGCCGCCCCTTCTGCGTCCACTTTGTGTGCATGATAAGATCTCTGCTCCCGCGGCCGTGCTGAATCTTCATCGTCTCGCTGTGCGTGTAGCCCTTGGCCTGATACTTGCTGTAAAGGAGCCACTGCCCGCAGCAGCGGTAAATAATGCCCAGCGCGTGCAGTTTCGCATTCAGCGCCTTCCCGCTGATGCCGTAATCCTTCGCAATCTGCGAAATCGCCACCAGGGACGGGTTTCGCAGGATGCGGTCCGTTTGACATACCCCCCACGGCTAAAGCCGGGGGATTCTTAAGAAGTCTGTTTCCTGAGAAAAACTCAGTCAAGCCTTATTCTTAAAGGGCTTGCCAAAAGCCCTTTACACAGTTCTTTAAAGTCAAAGTTCTGCTTACTTTTGCGGAGAATGTTTGCCGCTCCGTTAATATCGGCATTAATAACATTCCTCCAGCTCCTCGAACACATCCCACGCCCGATCCGTGCCTAACATCTTCGAGTGCCGCGCCGCCCCGCGCTTCGTCCAAAGCATAAGCGAAGGGACAAATTTGAGCTTACCCAAAAATTTTGGGTCACCTATCGAAGCCTTGAAAGTATTGAGGTTTTGCCCCTCCAGCTTTAAGAAATGCACGCCTTCCTTAAACCGCTCCTTGTTGTTTGCGTAGTTCATCTGCAGCTGTTTAACCGTGCAGGCATACGCTTCCGCGAGCTGTTCCGTCGTGAGCACCAGCGCATCACGGTAGCTGATTTTCTGTAACTCTTTCACCTTGTGTTCTCTCCTTTTGCAAATAACAGCACATGCCTTTTCTCCCGCGGCGTATTCGTCTGTAGGTCGATCACCTCCCCGCCGTGCTGTGCCACATAGTGCCCCATTAGGATTCTTGCGAAATCCACCGCAGGGCTGCCCTGCAGGCCCGTACATTTCTCAAGCAGCTTGAAGAGCTGATAGACATCCTCCATGCCGTCCGCCCGCTTGCCGAGCCACCGCCAGAGCCGTTCAAGCTCCGTCTCTGGCGGTGCCGCAAAATTCCACTGAAAATCTTCCATGCCCTTCCTCCTTTATGTATCCGTCTCATCCAGCCGCAGGCCGAACAAAGAGATCTGCCCGTCCTCCTCGCTCCGTTTCCCTTGCCCGAGCCACCAGCGCATCACAGCCGCGCCCGTCTCCCATCCGGGATTGACCCGGTAGCCGTCCGCGTGCCGCTTGTCCACCATCCGCTGAAAGGCTTTTTCATAGGCTTTTGCATACGCCGGCCACCGCTTGGCATCGCGCCGCATTGCCGCTTGGTTTTTGTACGGGCACATAATGCAGCCCAGGCGCTTAAATCCCTCGTCATAAAGCCTGCAGTATGGTACGTGGTAGGTGCGGATATACTCCCAAACCTCCGCCGTTGACCAGTCGATAATCGGATGAATGTACTGTTTCCCCTTGTGCTGGCTGCACGTCTCAACAATCTTCCGCTTTGCCCTCCTCACGGATTCCGCATGCCGAACGCCGGTGACAACAAAACGCTTTTCTCCGCCGCCCTCCTTGAAGTACTGACAGCAGTAGCGAACCTTTCGTGATGGCGGCATGCGCTTTTTCGGAATCAGCTCCCACATCGTAAGCGCCGGTTTATTCCGCGCAGCCCATGCCGCAGGGTACTCCCTGCGGATGAACTGCACCAGCTCCGGCGGGTCAACCGTCGTCACGTTGTAGTGTGCATCGTGCTTTACCCCGGCCCGCCGGCATAGATCCAGCACAACACAACTGTCCTTTCCCCCGCTGAACGCCACATAATACCCTTCAGGTGGCTCATGCAGGCGCAGGCGCTCCACCGCAATCTTCACCTTGTCAATCTCGCCGTACAGCCCGATTTCTTTCAGCACCGCTATCTGCCCCCTTCGTGTTGCAGTAATGCCGCGTATTTTCAAGCACCTTCGTATAAAGCGCATCCCCCGAAAGCCCTGACGTCTTGGCGCACTGCTTGACATACTCTTCCAGCGGCTGCGTAAACCCCGCCTGCCGCCAGAGCTGTTCAAGCTGCGCCTTCGGCGAGGCAGGTTTTTCCGCCGGGGCCCCGTTCACCATATCCGCCTCTACAATTTCAAACGCCATCGTGTAGAGATAGCGCCGCGTATACGTCAGCGCCGCGCCCAGATTCTGCACCGGATGGCAGGCCTTCAGCTGTGCCGTCGAGAGCGGGCAGCTGAACACGATGTGATCACTAACCTTCTCGCTGTCGACCAGTGTCAGCGTGGCCCGCGCGCCGTCCTCCGTAATGTTCACCAAGATGCTGAACCGAAGGTCTCGCGCGATTTTCTGCACGGCCGGCAAGAAATCCGCCAGCTCATAATAGCTATAGCCGCCGTAGGCGTTTTTCCCTGACTTCTTCAGCCCCATCTCAGCGAGCCGAACCCGCGCCTCCTGCAGTTTTTCATACAGGTTTGGCTTTTTCTGTGTTGTCTCCTTCTTCATGATGTTTTTCCTCCGTTTCTCACGAGATGCGCAGTGTCTTATCCTGCACCAGCTGTGCGCCCTTCACTTCTTCCCCTGCCTTCAGCGCAGCCTTGATGCGCGCCTTGTTCGGCTGGTGCGTTTCGGGGATGATGTCAAAGTATTGTGCCGGCAGCACCGCTTCATTCACCTCAACGCGCGGCGGATTCAGCTGTACCCGCATCGTGCCGAGGTCTGTATAAACCTTGTCCTTCCCCATGCGCTCCAGATTCAGCGCGTACCAGTCTTTAATCTTCTTGATGCGGTTGTCCAGCGCCCGGGCCGAACGCGTCAACCGCTGCGCCTCCGCCCGCTGCGCTGCCGCGCGCGCCTCCAGCGTCTTCAACAGCCCAATGCCGTTTTGGCACTTCTCCGTCAGCGTTCCCTCGATTTGCTGAAGCCCTTCCTCCAGCACATCCAGATCTACCAGCGGATCGAGCGCCAGACTGAGCACCTCATCAAATCCCTTGCTCAGGTCAAACAGACTCACCTTTTCCATTTCTTCCCTCCCATTTCCCGTTGATAACGTTCTTTTTTTCTGCTATAATACAGTTCATACAATTCATCTCCTTTTTTGAAGCCCTGCCGGGTGTGCGGCAGGGCTTTTCTTTTATACAGGGCGCCCGTCTCCTCTTGTGGAGGCGGGTTTCTTTTTCCCCTGCCGCGCAAACGGCACATAGGCCGCATAGGCCGCCCGCTCCCACGCGCTGAACCAATCCCCGCCCCGGACGCAGTCCCGAAACGGACAGGTAAAGCAGGCAAGCCCCGGTTCACGGTCACACTTCCGTTTTTTCATCGCCATTCTCTCCCTGCAGGCGCAGCCACGCGCTGTAGCGCCCGTAGCTCATTCCCATCTTCCGCGCCGCCACCGTCTTAGCCGCCAGTTCCTTATTGATGTCCTTTGATTGCCGCATGCGCGCCAGCTCCTCCGGCGTAAATAGATCTTCCTCAGCCGATGGCGGTTTCTTCTTTCCCTTCTTTCGTTCGCGGTACGCCGGATCGTTTTTGTGCGCCGCGTACTCCCGGGCCGCCCGCTCGCGATTCTTCGCCATGCGACAGGCCCAGCAATAGCGCCGGTGCGGGGCCACCCGGTACATCACCTGCCCGCACCGTTCGCAGATTTTATCAACCCTCATGATCTTCCTCTAGTTTGTTCAATAGCAGCAACTGAAGGCACTGAATCGCCTTGCGGAAGTCTTCGCGCTCGTCCTTCGTCTTTCGGCCTGCGCGAATGATGTACTTTATTGCGTTCGCGCGGGCAAAATTCAGCCCCCAGTTCTCCGCGATGTAAAACACATCCTTCCCGTCTTTTCCCTGGTAATATCCCTGCTGCTTGCGCGGCAAGATGCGCGCCCCGTCGTCTCGCCATGCATTCCGCGCGTTGATGCACATCTGCAGGCCATCCCGCGCCTGCTTGTCGTAGCCCAGCACGGAAAGCGCCGTTTCACACGCGGTTTTAATATCGGTCAGTTCCAGCGCGATCGTGCGTTTATTCACCGCAAGAAATTCCTCACGGCGCTTTGATGCGCCGGTGCGCGCCTCTCCCTCCTTTGCCTCCTGCAGGTTTCTTTTGTAGTTCCGAAACGCGATAATCGCTTCGGCGAACTCCTCCGTCAGCTTTGCCATCTGTTCCTCTGCCGTCAGCCCCGCATATAGCGCCCCGTTGCAGGGGGTCGGTGTAATGCCTCTCATCGTTAGCCCTCCATGCCGTAGCGTTCATAAAAATAACGGCTTATCACGCGCGCCTTATACGTCAGGAACCCGCGCGCTTCCAACTCGTCATTCAGCTTCTGAATCACGCGGTACGCCGTCGACTCGCTCACCTTCAGCAGCTCGCTGACCTCCGCCGCCGTTAGAAACCGCCCGTCGTTTCCGCAGTATTTCCGCGCGGTGTTTAAGGTAATATGCCTTGCTTTTCGCATTGATTTCCTCCTTGTGTGTCTTGTAGTACGCCTTAAAATACGCCTTGAACTTCTCTTTGTGTGCCGCGTAGTATGCTTTTGCGTCCGCCGTCTTTCGCCGCCTGAGCTGCCGTTCTTCCGCCGTTGTCGGCGTTCCCGCCGGCAGGGTGCAGTCCTCATACGGACAATTAAAGCACCCTTTGCCGGGATGGCATCCTTTCAGTAAAGTCTTCGCAGCCATGTAGTCCCTCCATCCGTGAGGCTTTTTCCTATTCGTCCAGAATCTCTTGGCGATGTTTTTGGTAATACACTCGATTGTATTCTAGAATCTCTTGGCGATGTTGTTGGTAATACGCTTGGCTGTATTCACGTATCTCTTGACGATGTTGTTGGCGATACGCTCGATTACGTTCACGTATCTCTTGGCGATGTTTTTGGTGATACGCTCGATTGTATTCACATATCTCTTGGCGATGTTGTTGGCGATACGCTTGGTTACGTTCACATATTTCTTGGCGATGTTTTTGGTAATACGCTCGTTTATATTTATGTCTGCGTTGTAGTGCCTTGGATATTGGCGATCCACATTCCAACATCGCCTTTTCTTCTTCGGACAGCTGGGAACCATCCGGATTAATGCAATCTGGATAGGGGCAATTAAAACAGCCCTTGCCGGGGTTACATCCTTTCGGTAAAGTCTTGCTGTCCATGCAGCCCCTCCATGATCTCCGCCAGTGTCGGCGCATAACGCATCGCGTCTTCCGTTAGCTGCCCGCGCCTGTCTGCATCGGTAAACAGTTCCACACGCGCCTTGACAATTGCTAATGCCTCTTCTCGATTCATCTTTCTCCCCCCTATCTCGCCAATAAAATCCCCACCAGTACCCCCAGCAAGAACCCCATAGCTCCTGCCAGACCAAAGGCAAGCAGCCCATACAGCGGGCGTCTGCCTTCCCCGAGTATCATCTGTCTCTTAACGCATCAAGATAACGAACACATAAAACGCCACGATGCAGGTACCGATACACGCAAAATCTGCCAGCACCTCCAAAGCCTCTCGGATGCGCGGGTTTAAAATCCGCTTCGTTTTTCTCTCTTCCGTCTTCATGATCTTTCTCTTCCTTTCCCTGTGTTCTTAAGAACAAACGCCGCGTAAACCTGTCATTTCAGCAGTTTTACCTATCCTCCCTTCGCCCTACCGCCTGTTCGTCTACAAACGCTTTCAAATCCGATACCCGCCACCGTTTCAGTGATAGGCGATCCAGATAATAGATAAAGGGAATATCCAGCCGGTCAAAAATACTCAGCGATACCCCGAGCATCTGCGCCGCCTGCTTTCGCTGCACCGCCAATACCCCGTGCTGTAAAGCATCCGCCAGTGACGTGATTTCTTCCTTCGTTAGCTCTTTCATTTGCCTTTCTCCTCTCTTCTTTTACTCCCCTATCACGAATACCACCCGCAACGCGTGACAAATCTCAGCCGCTTTCTTTAAGGTTGGCTCACTCTTTCCCTTTTCATAATTCGTAAGCTGCGTCGCCGAAATCCCTGTAAGCTTAGCCAGTCGATACAGGCTCATATCACCACGCGCATTACGCATAAAAGTTGGAAAATCCATTGTTTTACCTCCTAACGATAATGCAACGCATTGAATAAAAATATTTGACTACCTAAATTTTTTATGGTAGCATTTAAATATGCTGTCCTGTAAAGGGCGATGAAAGGAGTGTGGTCTTTACGGCTAACTTTTTGAAATCGTCTGCTCCTACACGAAACTAAAGCAGACGGCATGATCAAGGCAGAACCATGACTGCCAAAGAGAGGTTTCCATAAGAAAGTTGACTGATGACAACTGCATAAGACTCGCGGTACAAGTAAGGCCCGAATCGCCTTGCTCCGTTGCGCGAAAAACACGTAAACTCAATGCTGCACGGTTTTGTAGGTAAACAAATATGGGATTAGGTAGGTTTGTGGATTCATCAGACACGAGCCTGCCTTTTTTATGTATGCAACCAAAGGGTCACGGCATCTCAACCGCTTTCAAAAACCGATTCACAAAATAGATTTGCCCTTTGCCTGTCACTTTCGTGGTGCGTGTCACATGGTTCGCGCCGTCGCCGCCAACAATGGAACGCTCCTTCACTTCAAAAAGTCCGTACTCCATCGCGCGTTGCGTCGGAATGTTCTTGTCTGCACCGTTCTTAATTAAGAACCCGTTTTCTCGCATCCACTGGAATAGGCGTTTCTGTCCGATGTCTACCCCGTTTTGCTTGATCAGTTTTGCCAGTCCGCCGATCAGGATAGATGTCTCAGAGGTGCTCACCGCATCCGCAAAGAGTGCTTTCGGCTGCATCTTGGCAATTTGTGCTCCTTGTTCGTCTGCCAGCTTTGAAAGCGCCTGCCGCTTTTGACGCTCTGCCTTTAGCTCTGTCGCTAAACGAATCATCACATCAGGATTCATCAGCGCTTCTTCGACCTTCTCCGGCGTCATATACCCGCCATGTTTGCGGATCGCTGGCAAGACTTCACTCGTTACCCAACGTTTGAACGCCCTAGCCGTCGGTAACTTAGAGCCAAACACCAGCGCGTATACACCAGATTCGTTAATGTAAACGGGGTATTGCTCACGCCCGAGACTGTCCTTGATGCATGGGGGAACGTTTCGTTCCTCCATGCCTTTAGTCCTATCTTCCCCGCTAGTGAAACTTTCCCGAGATGACCCGCCGTTTTGGCGGGGCATGCCTTTAGTCCTATCTTCCACGTCAACATGTTTACGGATAGCCTTGTCAGTATCCGTATACCCTAACGCCGCCGCAACATCCTTCCCAACAAACCACGGCTCGTCGTCGATAACGATTGTCCGAATCTTCCCGAACTCTGCATTTTCAAAAATCTGTATCTCACGCATCTTCTCTTTCCCCTCTCTCTGCATCGGACGCAATTCCGAATTGCCCGACTTCCCTTCTTCCTCCGCCGTCAATCGCCGCTGTTTCTGTAAGAGCGCCTGACGCTTTTTGAAATCCTCAGCCACCTTGCCACGCATCACAGCCTTGGACTGATTCGCTATGGTGATCACTTTCATCTTTTCCTCCTTCCTAATAAGACTTACTTCACGTTTTAGACACTAATAGTGGCATTAATCGGCAAAAAAAATATACTGCACGCTCTTTCCGAAAAGTTTAGCAAAACGCGCTTTAACATCATCCCGAGGTATCCTATTTCCATTCTCATACATAGAGAGCGACGAAGCGCTTATACCACAAGCTTTTGCAACAAAACTTTGTGAAAAGTTCCCGCGTAGCTTTCTTAAACGCGCCCCTATTACTTTTCTATCCGGCATTTGATCACTCCTTTCTTTGTTATCACCACATATCGTGGCTTTATCTATAATATACCATATGCCACTATAAGTGTCAACACTTTTAGCAATAAAATTTTATTGTCTCGCTTTACGTAACGTGTTAATATATAAGAAAAAGATTCATCATAAAGGAGTTGAGTATTATGACATTTGCCGAAAGATTAAAAACGCTGCGGAAAGAATACGGATTAACGCAAGATGAATTTTCAGAGCGTACTAACATCGGTAGGAGTGCTCTTAGTATGTATGAAGCAGGAAAGAGGCTCCCTAAATACAATGTCTTGTCTCAGCTTGCACGATTCTTCAATGTCTCTACAGACTATCTAATCAACGGAGACGCTACCACGCCGCCTACCCCTTCATACGGGGAAAAGGGAGTTCGTATCCCCATTTTGGGGAATGTTGCCGCCGGCATCCCTATTGAAGCCATTCAAGAAATCATTGGTTGGGAGGAAATCCCCAAAAAACAAGCCGCTCATGGTACTTTTTTTGCGTTACGCGTCCGCGGGCGTTCCATGGAGCCGAGAATCCTAGCCGGGGATACTGTGATCATTCGCCAGCAGCCCGATGTTGATAGTGGAGATATTGCCGTCGTCCTTGTCGGCGGTGAAGAAGCCACCGTTAAGCGCGTGAAAAACAGAAAGACGGTATCATCCTTGTTGCTACCAATACCACCGTATACGAGCCGCATTTCTACTCCAACCAAGAAATCAAAGACCTGCCCATCCAGATTTTAGGTAAAGTCGTAGAAGTCCGCTACAAGCCCTAACCCGCCCCCTAGCAGCCCTTCACAAGTACCGTCATAGGAAAGTACTTGCCGGAGGACACCGACAATACCGCGCCATTGTTGACTTCTTGGCTCCAGAGTTTCGGCCGCACTCTGTCATAGGGAAAATACCTGCTGGAGGATAATGGCAATACCGCGCCGTTGTTGACTTCTTGGCTCCGGGTTTTCGGCCGCGCTCCATCATGGGGAAAATACCTGCCTAAGAAATACCAGTCAGCGAGGGGGTAGAATCCATGCGTGATAAAGACTTGCTGCACCTTCTGGTGAACGTACCCACCGCCTACAGAGGCGGGGGCTTCCTGCTTCAATGAGAACAGCACAACAGCTCCGAGGAACTGTTGTGGCTTACACTCTCTCCACAGGCGTAGATTCCCGTGCGACCCACGGTACTTTATGCGTTACGCTAGGCAGATATTCGCCTAGCTTCTTCTCGTATATTGATAGCTGCATTCTTATCGCGGTTATGGTGACTGCCACATTTAGGGCAAGTCCATTCCCTTACAGATAAGTCCTTGGTTGCATCGTTTTGGAAGCCACAAACATGACATAGCTGACTGCTTGGATACCACTTGTCTATCTTTACAAGCTGTTTTCCTTGCCATGCTAATTTGTATTCCAATATATTTGTGAACATATTCCAGCCATTATCTGCTACGGATTTACCAAAACTGAATTTACCGCCTTTTTTGCGTTTAGCCATTGCCTTGACGCTGATATCCTCGATACCGATAGCATCATATTTGTCTACCAGATAGCGAGCTTTCTTATGCAGAAAGTCGCGACGTTGATTGGCAATTTTCTCATGAAGCACAGCTACGCGAAGCCTTTGCTTGTCACGATTGTGGCTTCCCTTTTTCCTTTTGGATAGTTTTCTTTGTGCTTGAGCCAATCTCTTCTCGGCTTTACGCAAAAAGTTTGGATAATTCGCATCATCTTCGTCAGAAGCAACATACAGACCGTGCATGGCAAAATCAAGCCCAAGAAATTTCTTCGGTATTATATGGAGTATTTGGTTTTCGTACTCCACCAAAATACTGATATAGAACTTTCCTGATGGTGTTCTGCTTATTGTAACGGTCTTTATCGTGCTGTTTTTCATCAGGGGACGATGCAGACATAATTTTACCCAACCAACTTTAGGTAATTTAACCTTATTTCCTTCTAATCGGACAGAGCCTTTCTGATTGTTCGTAGAATATGAACAGTGTCCTGTCTTCTTAGACTTGAAGTGCGGTTTGCCGAAATGTTTTCGGTTGCTAAAAAAATTGTTGTATGCCTTGTTCAGGTTTATCTGTGCATTCGCAAGAGCAAGACTGTCAATTTCCTTCAGCCAAGGAAAATCTTCCTTATACTGTGCGGGAGTATTGTTCAGTTTCTTGCCCGTTTCTTTGTAGTAGTCAAGACGGTCGCCAAGCATCTTGTTATAGATGAATCGGACAGAGCCGAAAGTCTTGGAAAACATAACCTTCTGTTCAGCTGTTGGGTAGAGTCTGTATCGGTATGCCTTATTCACTATAATCTCACCTGCCTTGATTTTCTATGTATTTCCTAATTGTCTCGATAGGAGCACCGCCTGTTGTTAGTAGGCAATAACTTCTTGACCAAAACATTTCTTTCCACAATTTATGCCTAACCTCTGGAAAATCTTTTTTGATTAGCCTAGAGCTGGCACTTTTATAAGCATTGATAAATTTTGACATTTCTGTATTGGGATGAGCACGAAACATGATATGAACATGGTCTTGGTCGTGATTCCATTCCTCCAACGTTATGTTATACGATGAACCAATGCGGACAAAAATATCTTTAGCGTATTGGCTCATTTGGTCAGAGAATACTTTGCGGCGATACTTTACCACTAAAACAAGATGGTAATAGAGTAAGAACACTGAATGATTGTTATTGTCTAATTCCATAGTATAATAAGCCCTTTCTCTTATACGACTGATTATAATACTAAATAAGACAAAAATCAATCGTATGGCTCAATTACTTACGTAAATTCGCCATACCCGCCTTCATCCCCCACCTAAGAGATGGAGGACTTCTGGCGGGATTAGGTTAAAAAACGGTTGGCAAGAAGTCCATGTAAAAGGCAGTCATCATAAACTGCGAAAAGGGAACCAGTCGGAAATCATACCCGTCCACGGTAAAGATGTTCCTACAGGTCTTCTAAATTCGATACTAAAAAGGACGGGACTGAAATAAGTCCCGTTTCCATATACCAAGATAGGAGGAAGCGTCATGTTGTACGTATATCCCGCCATCATCCATGAGGATGTAGACGGCGTATGGGCGGAGTTCCCCGACTTGCCGGGCTGTCAGACATTCAGCGATTCTGTCAGTGATCTGCTCGCCGAGGCAGGCGAAGCCTTAGAATGTGAACTGGTTGAATCCCTTGAACGCGGGGATACGCTCCCAAAACCCACACCGATGAATCAGCTTGCTATCACAAAAAGCAGCTATCCTTCACTCATTCGTGTTCAGATTGATCTTGCAAAGAACACACGCTCCGTCAAGAAAACCTTGACGATCCCTGAATGGCTAAACGAACGCGCCCTTTCCAAAGGGATTAACTTCTCAAAAGTGTTAAAGCAGGCTTTGCTCGAAAAAGTCAACTGATGATTAGAAAAAAGATAAGACAGGAAATTAATATGAACACAACAGTACAAAACACAAAGCCAAGCACTGCATCGCCAATTGTGCAGACCAGCCAAAACAACCCCGCTCTTGCGCGAAAGATACGCGAAGTATCCGCCCGCATCCTAAAAGAAAATTATCAGCTGTACAAGAACCTAGAAAATAAATGAGTACTACGGTCACAGTAATACAATTTCTTCTTAACGACATTCTTTCCTTTCATGCCGAATTGGAGAAAATATTTGTAATGGGGAAAGGGATTCATGACCAAGGATTGCTAGAATCTGCCGTCTATGCACCCTTTCAAACCTTTGGAGGATGTGACCTCTACCCTAGTATCTATGAAAAAGCCGCTTGCCTATGCTATGGACTAGCAAAAAATCATCCATTCTGCGACGGAAATAAGCGCACTGCACTTCACAGTATGCTTGTCTATCTTGGCGTTAATAATATTCGCTTGCACTATGATATTAACGAAGTGGAAACCGTCGTTCTCGCCGTTGCGGATGGTAGTATGACTGTAACTAAACTTTCCGAGTGGCTACAACAGCATAGTAATACGGAAAATGGCGAAACCGACAAATGATAGCACTGACTGGAGCTAAAGAAAGGGGGTGCCTCCATGGCTAAAGTCCGCGTCAGAAAGCGCGGGAAAACCTATTCTTATAGTTTCGACATCCAAAAAAGCCCGCGCCGCATGAAAGAAAAAGGCGGCTTTCCTACCAAAGAAGCTGCCTATGAAGCTGGTATGACCGCCTTTGTTGACTGGAAACACGGCAACATCGGCATCACCTCCGAGCGTGTCACCTTAAACGACTTCTTTCGCTCATGGTTTGCTAATGTCGTCAAGAAGACCCTGCGCCCCAGCACCATAAGAACCTATGAACAGCACTACCAAAGGCGCATAGCGCCACATCTAGGCGCAATGTACCTGCAAGACATCCGCCCGCGCCATATCGACGCCTTCTATCGCGCGCTAGCTGAAACCGACCTAAAAAAAAATACCGTTACCCTCACCGCTCGCATTCTCTCCACGATCCTACATTACGCCGTCTATCCTTCTGAAATCATTTCTGACAACCTTTGTCGCTATGTCAAACTGCCCAAGATGGACACCACGCCAAAGATAAAGCGCCGCGTCCTAACCTCAGCAGAAATTCAAGCCCTGCTCATCGACTACCCCGTATCGCACCGATTCCATATACCGCTTATCCTCGGCATCTATGCCGGACTGCGCATCGGTGAAGCCTTGGGGCTGACATGGCAAGACGTTGACCTTGCACGCGGTGCTATCTTTATTCGCCGCCAGCTGCACCAAGAGAGCAAGGTCTGCTACTTCGGACTGCCCAAGACAGCCACCAGTATTCGGGAAATCCTCCTGCCACAAAAAGCCATCACCGCCCTGCATGCATGGCGAAAGTACCAGAGTGAAGAACGGATAAAAGACGGCAGGAAGTATCAAGCCGTCTACGAGGTCGAGAGCGCTGTCAAGCTCCTGCCTATCACCGACCCACCTCCTGCAGGCGGTATCCACCGGGAACTCGTAGCAACCGGCAAGTACGGCGCCCCCGTCAACCGGCTTGCCTATATGCATGCCCTGCAAAAGCATAATACCAATCACCACAGCCTGCGCCATACCCACGCTACCCGGCTAATAGAAGCCGGTGCAAAGCCCGTTGACGTAGCCGCCCGCCTGGGGCATGCCAGCGCCACCATCACCCAAGATCTATATACCCACGACACGGAAGCTATGAAAAGAGAGACCGCAAACCTCGTGAATAAAATCCTGTAGACAAGGTATTTTGTAGACAAAATGTAGACGAATGATAAAAGATAGCTGCAAGAGCCCTTTCTATATCTGGCTTTGACATTCAATTAACACAGAATGTCTTAGTCCCTGCCCTCTATCTATATCGCACTTTAGCAGCGTACAGAGGAACCCTTTCCCCTTGGCTTTCTGCCAATTCTCTTCGTACAAGTCGTATAGAAACATACGCTCGCGTATAGATACCCTTTCCTTTTTTGTAGACAAGGCGTAGACAAAAGCCCCTGCAAGGCTCCGTTTTGGAACCCTACAGGGGCTTTCTCCTATCTCTCGCCAGATTAAAAACTGATCTTCCTCATACACAAACAAAGCTGTCTTCGGACAGTCCTGCTGCCCTAAGAGTTTCCTTGCTATTCGTCTTATCCATATCCGAGGCAAAGCCCGTATCGCGGAAGACAACTTTCCAACACGCAGAATTATATGTTGCATGAATGCGCACGATTTCCTCAACAACAGATAGCGTGATGGAGGGGCCAAGGCAAATTATCAATACACCGCCTCCAATGACATAGACTATCTGCCCGGCAGCCGTGCGTTCCTCAATACCCGCAGATAGTTCAAGCCCCATCTTGAGCAAAATTTCATAGACGACATCAAGCTCCGTGCGCCCGGGCACAAAGTTTTTCGGATCGGGATTCCACTTTTTAAGATTAGAAGTATCTAATTTGAATACCTTAAAACCGACATCAAGAGCTGCAGCCTTTCCGGCTGTCTCAGCTTTGATTCCCCCCCCCCGCACGACGAATGCGCTCTTTGCCGATCTCACAGATATTTGCATAACCTGCCTTTGCTGCTTCACTTTTCGCAGCCGTAGGCTCAGGGATCTGCACCATAACAAAGCGCCGATTGCCGCCATCTTCAGCATTTAACTGCATAACAGCGTGAGCTGTAGTAGCAGAACCAGAAAAGAAATCAAGAATCAGTGCATCTTTTCTTGCAAAAGACAACATCCTTTTTATAACAGGTGTAAGTTTTGCCGTATCAAAAACAGAAGAATCAAATACGTTAACTATTTCACTTGAACTTCCGACCAACAAATCCATCCATACATTATTTAACAACGTCTTATATGTTGGTGGAATATAATGTTCCGGTTTTCCAAGTGCCGACAATCTTAATAAATCTGGACTGTCTATTTGCATATCATACCAGGCATCTATCACATTCTGTTTTACATGTTGCAACGTCATTTTTGTTTCTGCAAGCATGCGGTCATAATTTTCGATAGCTTTTCGACTTCGTTCTTCACTCCAACGCCATTGTCCTTTTTCAGGTATAATTCCGAACAACTCATATCGCATAGTCGGTCTATTTGTACCTCTCCAGTGATTATTCCAACGACTCGAACGAGGTTCTTTTAACGATTTCATTTGCTTTGTGAAACGATATGAAGCACTTTTTGTATACAATAAGATAGATTCGTATCCTTGCCCTAACTTATTCCAAGTATTAAACTGGGCTTGTAAAGATTTTGCACCTCTACGAACAACTATTTGATTTCTAAAATTACTTTCTCCAAATATCTCATCGCATATTTTTCTAAGATTACTATTTTCATTATCATCAATTGAAATGAAGATGACACCATCATCAGCCAGTAAGTTTCGTGCAAGCCTAAGCCGTGGATACATCATATTGAGCCAATTCGTATGAAATCGTCCGTTATCTTCTTGATTTGTATTAATATAATGACTTCCCCTATCGATCTGCCCCGTCATCCGCTTATAGTTCTTGATATTATCCCGAAAATTATCTTTGTAAACGAAGTTATTTCCTGTATTATACGGTGGATCAATATAGATCATCTTGACCTTGCCGTAGTAGCTTTTCTGCAAAAGTTTTAATACTTCAAGATTATCGCCCTCGATATAGAGATTTTTCGTTGTATCCCAATCCTTGCTTTCTTCCTTACACGGGCGAAGTGTTCCCGTCGACGGCGCCTGAGAAAGGCGAAGCGCACGCCCTTTTCCATTCCACTTGAAACTATATCGCTCATTTTCATCATCGACAAAGTCACCCAAAAGTTGACGGAGAACATCGAAGTCAATTTTTCCTTCTGCGAATGCCTCCGGGAAAAGTTGTTTCATCGCAGAGATGTTTTCCTCCGTGATATTTTTTGAGCTTCCCTTTAACTCTTTCATATCCCTTTATCCTTTTTCTGCCATCTGTCAAGCCCATCATGTCAACGTTCGGACTGTCTTCCGCGCCAAAAAACAGTACGTTTTAGTATACAAAAAGCCCCATCGACACCGCCGCCGAGGGGCTTTAACAATTTTATTTTGCCGCCTTCGCGACCTTATCCAGCAGCTGCTTGACGATATAAACCAGGACATGCACCCCAAACGGAATTACCACCGAGTCCCGGATCTTCATCCAGCCTGTCTCTTGTTCCGCCTGTGCCTTCACCGCCTCCGCGAACTTCTCCGCGTACTGCTCCACTACAGGCATACCCGCCTCAAGGAACTCGCGGACAAAATCCTGCTTCTTTGCTTCCGTGACCTCCAGTGTATTGCCTTTCAAGTCCTTCAGGAACGCGTCCCTGACCTCTGTCCACTTGCTCATTTTTTAACCTAATCCCGCCAGAAGTCCGTCACGCCGCGCGCAATCGCACGCGCAAACTCGTCCTGTCTGTCGCGGAGCTTCGCCGCGTCCGCCTCGTTGTCGATAAACGCCGTCTCCACCAGCACCGCCGGCATATCCGTATGTTTTAGCACATAGAGATTCGGGCGGTCTTTCAGCCCTCTGTCCATCGTGCCAAGGCTGCCCACGATCTGCGCCTGGATGCAGGCGGCGAGCTTCTCCCCTGCAGGGCTCCCCGGGAATATCTCGACCTCTGTACCGTGTGCATCGCCGTTAAAGGCGTTACAGTGAATCGAGATAAAAACATCCGCCCCGCTCGCATTCGCTGCGTCCGTGATTTCCCCGAGTGAATCGCTCTGCAGGTTTCCGACCACAAACACGCCCGCCTTCTCGAGATACGTTTCTACCCTGTCCGCGATCGCCTTTGCCACCGCGTGCTCTTCCAGTCCGCAGCCGCAGGCGCCCGGGTCTGGGTCACCGTTTGGCGCATGGCCCGGATTCAAAAAAACCTTCAATGGAATACCTCCTATCTCTCTCTAGTTACAGCCGCCTTGCCCATAAAGCCGACCAGGCCGACCGCGATCGTGTCCTGCAGACGGCCATAATCGCCAGGCGCCCCCAGTGCAGGCAGGAGCAGCGTCAAAAGCAGCGCGGCAACAAGCCCCACGCCGATGACCAAATCAACCGATGCGTGCACATTAACGCCTCCCTTTCGGTTCTACATGCGGCAGATGGCAGAATGATTTATAGATTTCCTCAACCAGCCCGTTGCCGCCCAGTTCCTCGTAAGCCTTGCGCATCAGGTTTACATTTTCCGCGTCTCGCAAAGACACCCAGCCGCGTTCACCCGCCTCCATCATCAGGCGGACCAGCTGCGCCCGCAAGAGCACCCGCATCCCCGCGCGGATTGCCTCCGTCTCCCGGCGGTTCGTCTGAATGGCATGGCGCACCCAATACGCAGCCCAGCCTGCCAGACAGCTCGCCGCCGCGCTCAGGCACGAAATCAAAACCCCCGTTGATACATCCTCTAACATCGCCACCCACCTTTCTTTCTAAAGCTTCGCCAAGCTGCCCGCAAGCGGCAGGCCGATTGGCGCGATGGCAATTACAACCATAAGAAACGGCAATGGTACCACCCCCTCTCTTTTAAAGGCACGGCCTACTTCTCATCGGCGAAATCAAATAGCGCCTGATCTTTCTTCGCCTTCTGGTCTTTTTTGCTCAGCGTGTCCCTCGTGCGCTGAAGGCGCGTCTGACCTTTCTTCTTTCGCTCCGTCTCCACCGTTTTATCTTTGATGCCGAGCTCCTTCAGCTTTGCCTTGTTCTCGCTCGTCGGCTCCTCGATGTAGGCATCAACCGCCTTCTGCTTCTCTGCCGCTGCGTCCTTCTTCTCCATCGTCTCGATGCGGGAAACATCGCTGGCAGTGCTTTCCTTGACAGAGCGGAAGCCCATCGCGCGCAGCAGGCGGTCCTGCACCGTCAGGTACCGGTTGTTCGTCCGCCCGCGCTTGCCGGTGCTCTCGCCTGCCCCAAACGCGGCGTAGATGTTGTACAGCCCCGGCGACACATCGCGCAGCGCACTGGCGCCATCGCCGTTAAAGGCATCTCGGCCGAAGGACAGCAGTTTTGACACGGCCGGCCCCGCGATATCCCGCCCCTGTGTCGGGATGATGTCCCCCAGCCCCACGCGGTTCGACACATCCGCCCCGAGGAGCGAAGGCGCGCCGTAGAGGGCGATCTCTGCCGCCATCCGTTTCCCGCGGTCGTTTCCCGCCCATTCCATCAGGTATTTTTTCAGGCTGAGCGAGAATTTATCATCAAACCAATCATCCGGCAGACCGAAAGCAGGGATGCCGAGCAGGCCGCTTGTCAGGAAGTACGGCACCCAGAATAAAATTTTCTGCTTCGTCTTGATCTTTGTATCATGCCGGCGAGGCAGCATATCCCAGACAACTTCCATCTGCTTAATCGGGTACTTCTTAAACTGCAGGGCGAGCTGTGCAAAGACACTGCCGCGGCGAAAAATATTCGGTGCATCCGTGACCGCATATTCAAAATTTGATTTGCGGTTAACCTCCTTCGCGAAAAGAATAGCCTGATCATGGCTCATCCCCCGTTTTCGCGCCGTCTTGTACGCCGTCAGCACCGTGCCGCGCCGAACAATCCCTTCTGACTCCTTGAAAAAGAACATGCCCGCACGGGTCACCTTGCCCCAGAGGCTCCCGACAGAGTAGCGCGCCTTGTCGTAGCCTGCGCCGCTGTCCATGCCGACATCGTTTTCTACATTTGTTTCGTTCAGCACGCGCTGTTCTTCCGCCGTAAAACTGCGCCGCGCGCCCTCGTGGAAGATTTGCCAGTATGCCTTCGCCTCGCCGATATACGCCGTCCCGTTTATCGCCTGCGTGAAATTGAGAAGCGCGGTCGACACATTGCCAAAGCCGAGACACAGAGAAGCAATCGTGCCCGACAGCTTCCCGGCGACAGCCAGCGCCGCGCGCTCGCCGTACCGTGCCACGAAAAATTTACGATAAAGCGGGCAACTGTCCAGCGTCTCATTGATGGCTTTCTCCAGGTCGGACGGGTTGCCGTTCAGGTCGTTGATGTATTGCTTCGTATACCGTCCGAGCGTCGTACTTGGGTCCTTGTCAAATGCCCCAAACACCCGCTCATACAGATTGATCAGCTTCGGCTTGCCCTCCGTCTCCATCGCATAATAGCGGCAGGCC